TCGCCGCCTACTCCTAGACCTTTTCTAGTTCCGAAATATTTTGATTTAATTGGACGTCCCATTTGTTTTTCTCCTTGTTATGAGCGTTCTAGGCTCTACGCGGTGGGTTCCGCATAATAATCTAGACTCAATATTTATTGGTTTAGTCCCATAATGGGCGAAAATGACCGAACTCTCGAACTGATGTCCACACAACTTCTGCTAAAAATTCAAAGTGGTCTCTCATTTGTTTAACAGCAGGATCTGGTACTACTCTTAAAACATAGCTGTAGCAGCCTTGTCCCATATCAACATAATAAGAACTATTAATTCCTCTACGTTGTCCTAATTCTGGAAAAACTGCGCGAGTAAAAAAGCAAGTGTCACCTAATGTTTGTGCATCAACTACTGATTTTATAGTCATATATCGTTCTGCAAAACTCGGCTCTGGTTGCCACGGATTTTTATCTATTCGTTCGGCTAATAATTGAACAGTGTAATTAACTACAGGGTTGGGAATTTCCCAACCTTGAAGTTCTAAAGTTTCTGTTAAAATATTTTCAAATCCTTTAAGAGCAGTTTTATTCATACCGGCCTCCGAATTAAAAATATTTAATCAAAAAAAAGTCCGCCGAAGCGGACTTTTTGATCTACAACTAAAAGTTGATTACTTGAAGCTAACGTTAGCAGAAGTAATTGCAACCTTACCTAGGTAGTCAGCAGCGTTACCTAAGCTAGATGCTGTGTTTGTTAACTCAACATAGCCGTAACGTGTTAGGAAGCCAACTACTGGCTCGAATGTTGCTGGATCTAGAACAACACCAGAGCTCATTAGAGGAATGTATGGGCAGTAGAATGCTGCGGCATCAGCCTCGGAAGAACCCTTATAACCAAGAAGAACTTGGTTGTTGTCGTTTGTATCGCTCATGTATGCGTCTACATAAACACGCATTGCACCGTTTAGAGTACCAACGAACTTGGTGTTTGTTGGAGCTTCGAATGTGCCTTCTGTTGTGCGAGCAAAAGCAGAAGTTGTTGCGCTCTGTAGAATTGTTAGAGCCTGGTTAGAAACAACTGCCCAGTTAGCAGAACCACGACGTGTACGCTGAGCAATTAAGTTGCTTACACGGTTGATCTGAATAGCTAGAGCAGCGTGCTCGTCACCAACGAATGTAGCTGTACCAGAAACTAGAGCTTGGTCATATGTTTCTTCTACGCTGGCTAGGCTACGTAGGCTTGTTAGGATCTCTTGATCGATTTCAGCAGTAATTTCTTGTGCTAGAGCAGCCATGATTTCTGCTTCGATGTCGATACCTTGTTGTGCTTGTGCATCTTGTGCAGCCTCAAAGGTCCAGCGAGCGCTTAGTTTACGAGACTTAGCTTCAACTGGTGTCTTTAAGATCTGAATGCTCATACGCTTACCTGGTGTACCTTCTAGGGCGGATGTTACTGCTGCACCACCGTTGGAAGCATTGTTACCAGAATATGCTTGAGCGATCTTGAATGGGCTTAGTGCCTCTTCACCTGCTGTTACTGTGTCGCCAGAAGCAACGCCATCGGCATAACGAACACGTAGAGTGTGGATCTGTGCAACAGGTCCAGTCATTGGCTGAACACCAACGATTTCGTTAGCGATAACTGTAGGCATAACACGACGAATAACTGGAAGAATAACGCGATTTAGTGTAGCGATATTACCAGCACTTGTTGCACCTGCTGTAGCAGCTTCTGCAAGATACTTACGTGTGTTTTCTAAGCATACGTTCATAGAAGCACGACGGGTACCTTGTAGGCCTTCAAGCAGAGCTTCTTTGGTCTCGGACCATCTTTCATTTAAAAGTTGTGACATTTCTTATTGTCTCCTTGAATATTATTTTAGACCCGCCAACTTACGGATGTCTAAAATGTTGTCTAAGCCTACCTCGGGCTTCATTTCACGATTGCCAGTTACTTCTGTACTCTCGTTTAAAGTAGTCTTCTTAACTACTTTCTTTGTTTCGCCTTCCATTACAGCGGGTAGGTATTTGTCAAATGCAGAACGCAGTTTTTGTGTTTGCACACTTTCTAACAATTCTTGCATTACGGCTCTCTTATCACCACTTAGTGGTGAAATCAATTCGGCCATTACTTGCTTACGCTCCATTAAATCTTTTGTAACACGAATTTCGCGTTGTGTAGATTCTACTAGAGTTTCTTTTTCTGCAATAGCTTCTTTTGCTTCTGCTAGTTGTTGATCTTTCTTTTGAATAATCTTTAACAGTTTAGCTGTTTCAGATTTTTCGTTTAAGAAAGAACCAGCATATTCTTGTGCAAATGCTTCATATAAACGACGACCGAAGTCATTGCTACGAGCGCTATCAATGTCTTCTTTCAACTGTGTAATTTCAGTTGTAAGTTTCTTGCTAACTGCTTCTTCAACAACTTTGGCTGAACGCTTAATAAATGCACTACGAATTTCATCAAACTTACTCTTAGCTTCACGAACTAGACGAACTTTAGTTTCGGCTAGATCTTTCTTGTCAGCAGCAAATTCGCTGACTTCTTTAGCTAGGGCATGTACTACGAATTTTTCTAATTTTTCAAAATTTTCGCTAACTTTCTTACGATCATTTTGGAATTCGACTAACTCTTTGCCTAATTGCTTAAGAACAAATCCTTCTAGCTTTTTAGCATCTTCTGCAACCTTTGTCTGGTATGCAGCTTTAGCTTCGGCTAGAGCTTTTTTGTCTTCATGCAATTCGGCCATTTCTGCGGCCAATCTGTCGCTTAACATCTTGTCGATTGCTTCAACCATTAACTTCTTATCATGGTTGTATTTCTGTGCAAATTCTTCACGAAGTTCAGCGGTTACTTGGTCGCGATTCTCTTGAATTTTGGTAGCCAATGCGGTTTCTAATTCAGAACCAATATCTTCTGAAATAACACCACTCTCGACTAACCTCTTGAATGCGTCCAACATTTATTTCTCCTCGGGCTTATTTTAGACCTTTAATAATTTGCAGGAGACTTTCCTTCAAATATTTCTGGGCCTTTGGATCTTCTTTTACTTCTGTAGCGACTTTATATGCCTTCAACCCACCACGAGCATTCATTAAATGCTCATAAACAGGAGTAGGATAAGCACCAGGTGCGCTAGGTTGTGCAACTATATCCACAGTAATAATTTCAAAATCGGATACTTTACCGCTCATATCGTCAACGTTACCGCTGCCTCGTGAGCTAACACCAAGTTTTACACCGCTTTCGAGCATAGTGCGAATTAAGTTACCCATCGGTGTAGGCAAGATTTTAAACTTGCCATAACCATTAGGACCTTCCATCCACATGTTTGTAATCATGTGGCTGACACGATCTAAATTCACTTTAAGATCATCTGGATGATCAACTTCTCCGAGAACACTATATCCGTTTTGAATTTGATCGTTCAGTGTTTTAACTGCACGTTCAATTTCATCTACAGGGTAGACACGCTGATTAGCGTTACGAATACCGCCTTGGATAGCAATACCTTTAAGATAAAGGTTCTTACCATCTTTATCGTCCGACTCCATAATGATGCCGGACTGATCAAAACTTAAATGTTCTCGTAGATAAGATAATTGTTTCATCCAGGTTCTCTAATTATTTGCTATAAGGCTTTAAGAACTGCTTGCTTGTTGCAGGATCAATGCTAGTTTGACCAGCTTTGTCACCTGTACCAGAACCTACTGGACCTGGAGCAGCACCTTTCTTTTCTGGACCGTGACCCGGTTGCTTGCTTAGTGTTTTTACACCGCTTTGCTTACCATCAACGTTTTGCATTCCAGAACCCATTTTGTCTCCCTTAGTAGGAGTAATACCGTGGTTTACTTTACCTGGGCTTGTTCCTGTGTTGCTTTGACCTTCAGTAGCACTTTGATTTAGGTTTCCTGCGTTAACACCAGCTGGGCCTGGCTTGTTCTTACCAGAAGCAATTGGGCTCTTTCCTTCTACAGGAGCACCTTCTTTATCACCAGTACCTGCACCTGCGTAAACGCCCTGTGCTTTCTGGCTGTTCTTTTCCCAATCGTTACCTACCTTTTCACGGTACTCACGTGTCATACGACGGCCTTCCATTGCTGGCTTGCCCATCATATCGTCGCCACCGTCATCAGGCATTTCGTCGCCCATGCCCATGTCGTCACCGGCGGAAGCTTCTCCGTCTAGTGCAGCAAGAGCACTTTCTAATTCTTCTAATGCAGACTTAATATCAAAGATTGCTTGTTCTTTGTCGTCACCTGCAGAAATGTCACCTTCTAAGTCATCAGTCTTATCAGGACCGCCCATTTCTTCGTCGTCGCCTTCGACTTCAAAAGAATCTTCTAAGTCCATTTCGGACTCGTCCATTTCTTCGTCGGCAGCTTCGTCCATTTCTTCGTCAGCAGCTTCTTCGACATCTTCGTCAGTAGACTCGTCCATTTCTTCGTCAGCGGACTCGTCCATTTCTTCGTCAGCAGATTCTTCAACGTCGTCGTCCATGCTTTCTTCGACATCGTCTTCCATTTCTTCTGCAATTAAATTTTCGTAAATTTCTCTAGACTTTTCTACAACGATCTCATGGAAAAGCTCATTAGCTTTGTCATGTTCTTCGTTGACAATCAAGTCTAAAAGTTGTTCAAACTTAGACATTGCGGGTTTTCTCCTATGTTAGTTTCGCGGCAAGGCTGTGTTGTTATTTAATATGAGTAGAGAAAACATGCACGAAATAGGCCAAAAAACGTCAGTTTTTGACCTTAGAGTGATGATTTTTAACAAATTTTTCTTTATTTTGTTAAAAATATTTAAGTCTGCAATTTACAAATTAAGTTATAAGTTATTAAGCCGCTGCTTCCGGAGGTGGAGAAGCATACATTTTTCTAACTAATGCTAGCTCTTCCTTCATTTCTTTTTCTCTTGCGTCACTGGCTTTACGTAGATCATTAAGCATTTTTAATGTCAATCGTGCTGATTTTCTAGTATCGTTAGGCCCTAATACCGACGTGTCTTTATCCGACTCGTATCTTAGGTCGTCAGCCATTTCGGCATGTTTGCGATCAAAATAAATGAATTCTCTTAGAAACATAGCAATATTTATGCTGCGGGCGGGGTTGTTTCAGGAGCTGTCTCTGTTCCAGTAGGTGTCTCTGGGGCCGGTGGCACAGTGGCACCGCCAATTGCAGACATATCACCGCCAACACCTGCGGCAGTTACACCTACACTTCTTAATTCGGCATTAGCAGGTAACGCTTCATCTACATCGACATTTTCTTCACGCCATAGCTTTTCGTTATCTGCCATTTCTTCAGCACTTAATCCTAAGAATCTCTTTAATGCAAATCTCTTACTTAAGAACGGTATCTGTGCTACCTGTCCAAACACGTTCATTCGGACTCCGTCCATTTCGGCCTGTCGATAACTTGCAAAGTTTTGTGGGGGATTAAATTTAACATCAAAAATGTTACTGTCTACATTAATACCTTTATTATGTAGATACATTTTAAATTCTGAGTCAAATACTTCGTGTAAAAGGCTTTGTAGCCGTTCGCAGTATTTGTTAAATCTTAATTCTTGAATGTATGCTGTTCCAACTCGACCATCATTGAAGTTAGATCCTCCGTCGTCAGGTCCGGTAGGTAGATAAGAGCTAGGTATGCGTAAAGCACGAAACAGCTTATTAGTAAAATACTTAAGATCATCAATTTCTCCTAAGTTAGTTCCGCCTGGAAGAACTTCAACTTTACTGCCGCGGCCTTCGGCGGTCTGCGGAAAAAAGTAATCTTCATTAATAGAAAGTGGATTATATCCGGCATCGATCACGCTCTGGCTCCCGCCAGTGACACTAGGGATGCGCCTTTGATTAACTTCGTTTTTAACACGCTCGACAAAGCTCATAGCCAAATGGCTTGGCATATTACCTACGTCGATATAGAATACTCTACGTTCTGGGGCTCTTTGAATACGATAGATAATAATTGCATCTTCAAGTAATTCTTTTTGTTTATAGACTTTAAAGATAGCTTCTAACAAACTAGTACCAAATGGATAGTTGTTATCTAATCCTTCGCTTAAACTCAAATGAATTACATGTCTAGCATCAATTGCATACTGCTGTTCGTTTCGTTGAAATCTATTAGAATTTAAGTTAGTAGGATAAGAACCAGTCATACCTCTACTCATGCCAACACCTGCATTGCTGCCTGCATATCCACTTGAAAACTGGCTTCCGCCTCCAGTAACGTTACTTGGATTAATTGCAGTAGTTGCCAGTGTTTCTAAATTAGGATTAAAATCTCTAATTATGTACTGTTCTGGTTTTTTGCCTTCACTTTCATTAACAATGATGCTGTCGACTTTAGCAGGATCAACATATAACCATTTTTGTGTTTCTGGATCTCGGACAAAGAATACATCTCCGTATTTGAATGTATTTCTAACAATTTTAAACATTCTAGTTTGAAATTTGTTAGACTTAGTCCATTGTTGCATCAACTGCCTAATGATTTTTATTTCAGTAGCAGTAGCCTGTTCTTTAAAAAATACACGGAAAGGAGTTCCATTTTCTTCGTTTTGTTGTGTACAAAATTCAGCAAGAATATCTAATGCGGCGTTTACTTCGCTGTCAGCATCCATTGTATCGTATTGACCGTAACGTTCTAAACGATTAGGGTGCCCAGAATATACATCTGGTAAGAAACTAGAATAGTTTCTATGTGTAGGATTGGCGTGAGATCCTGTAGATCCACTAATTGGACTGAGAGCCCCAGAAGTATTAACAGGTGTAAAGTATTTTTTCCAGCTCATAATTAGGCAAAGAGGTTCCCATTGATTGATTTAGTAGCTTCTACATTCTTTCTTGCTTGATCTGCTGTTTCTTTAACATATTTCAGCATTTCTGCAGATACACTATTTAACCGCTTAACCTCGGCAACTAGATTATTTAATGCACCGATATCTTCTCTAGTTGCCGAACGTGCGCCACCGCCACTGGCAGGTTCTGCAGTGGTTGTAACTTTTGATACAAGACCAGCAATACCAGCTCGAATAGATTCGCCTACTGTAGGAGTTGCAGCTTTAACTCTTTCCATTCCGGCTGCTACTTTTTCTAATTGTACCGGATCAACTGAAGCAATTTTTTGTAGGCCGTCGCCCATCATGTTTAATGCAAGACCGACAGGCAATCCCCAAATAGCCATAGGTGCAAATGGTAATAAACCAATACCCAATTTACCAATGCCCATAGCGTTGCCTCCCAGCTTAACGCCATCAATTTCGGTAAATTTCATAAAGCCTTCGGCTAATGTTGGCAATGCTTTACCCATCAACCAAGTAGCACCGGCAAGTCCTGCGCCGATTGCAGCAATAGCAACACCAAAACCAACTGATCCAGCAATAACCATAGGATTAGCAAACGCTCTTAGACCTGCGGCAGCACCTCGCATTCCTGCTCCCATTGTTCCGAGAGCACCCCCAGCGCCAGCAGGACCAGGTGCACCTCCGCCACCTCCAGGAAGGCCCGGTAATCCGCCTCCACCGCCGAGCATTGCTCTTGCGGCCATTGCTGCTTTAAAAGTTGCTAATGCGGCAACAACTGCCATTATAGCAGGAGCAAAAGGTGCTAGTGCATTTACTACTTTTAATCCAACTTGTACTACTGGCATAAACGCTGCCAATAATTTTTGCCCTATTTCTTCTAAGGCCTTTTTAGTTTCTACTGCGGCAGCAGCCTCTGATTCTTTTTGTTTTCTTGCTTCTTCTGCAATTTTGCGTTCAAAAGCAATTTGTTCTTCAGTGCTAGTAATTTGATTTCGTTGAGCATCGTTGGCTGCTTTTAATGCTCTGCCATAGAGTTCAGTATCTTTACCAGCCATAATCATAGCTGATCCAACTTGTTTTAAATTTCTACCATCTTGTGCTAGTCCGGCACTGAACCCTGCACCGGATCGTTTAACGTCGTCAACTGTTTTAGAAGTATCGGAAACTCCGGCAGCTAACCCATCTAATGCTTGATTCCCATTTTGCATTGTGCCAACAAATTTTTGAGCCGCTTCGGTCATTGGAGGTAAGCCCATTAACTTAGCTTGCAGAGCTTGTGCTGCTCCTTTGCCGCCGCGTGCTTCAGCTTCTAATCTTGCGGCATTGGCTTTTTTACGACCTTCTTCATCTAATGTTAATAGATATGCCTCAAATGCTTGATTAGCCGATTCTTCCTTCATTTTTGCTGCTAGAGCTTCTTTACTTTCTCCAGTTAACTTAGAAAGTCCGTCTAACTGTTCTAGATACTCAGTTGCACCTTTTGTTAAAGCAGATGTATTTTCTAATTCTTTTCTAGTTCTACCACCTGTTAAAGCAATGTAATCAACAAGACCTTGATTAACTTCTTGAGTTGTCATGCCTAATGCTCGCAGCCCTGTGCCCATTTCGCTTTTATTAAGAGTGTTACTCAAAGTTACAAATGATCTAGCACCTTGATCAACGCTGCCTCCCATTTTTGCAAATGTTCCTGCATTTGCAGATGCAAGAGCAGTAAACTCTTGCATAGTCATATAAGTTTGACTAGCTGCCAATCTTAAATCAGTTAGGCTACCCCCAAAATTAACACCAGCTTTTGTCAGTGTTTGATATTGAGTCAGCATTCCTTCCTGGAATGCTGCTAGGGCCGATAAACCTCTAGTAACTGCTGCTAGTGGACCAGGCAACATTGTTGCCATGTTGTTTAATATTTGACTGGCCTGTGCATTACCAGACGCTAGGAGTTCTCCAGTTTTCCATACAGTTTGTAGGGTTTGTTCAACTTGTCCAAATGTAGCACCTACAATAAATGATGCACGACCTAGTGCATTCATTTGCGGAGTAGTAGCCTGAACAGCTCTGTTAGCCTGTTCTATACTTTCTCCATCAAGACCAGCTTTAGTTGCTAGTTCTGCAATTTTCTTTAGATCTTCTTTAGAGCCTTTAGCCGCAGCGAGTGTAGCCTGAAGAAGCATTTTAAGGGTAGCTTCTGTGGCAGCATTGTTTAACTCAACTTCTTCGTTGCCTATTCTTCCGGTGACTTCAGCCATTGTATTTTCGTATTATCTGCGTATATAAATAAGACTACCTATATTACAGTTTATTTATCGGAGACAAAATTATGACATCACCTGGGCAAGTTAGACCACAAAACCCATTAACTGCATTCATGAGGCAACCAAAAATTTATATTCGATTGCCCAGTGAAGGCAAGTATTGGCCAGAAGGATCTCTAAATGTTTCTGAAAATGGTGAATATCCTGTCTATTCAATGACTGCACAAGATGAGTTAATGTTAAAAATTCCCGATGCATTAATGAATGGTCAAGCTGTAGTCGATGTTATTCAAAATTGTATTCCAAATATTCGAGATGCATGGTCTGTACCTAGTATTGACATGGACGTAATTTTAATTGCTATACGTATTGCAACCTACGGTGAACGTTTAACTACTCCGTTAAAAATAGGCGACACTGAATTAGAGTATGTAGTTGACCTACGTTACGTATTAGATGATCTAATGAATAGAATTACTTGGGTACCTCATGTGCCAATTAACGATGATCTTACAGTATTTGTTCGACCAGTTAACTATCGACAGGTAACTGAAATGTCTATACAGAGTTTTGAAACTCAAAAAATTATGCAGGTAGCTAATGAAGATACACTCAGTGACGAAGAAAAAATAAAAGTGTTTAAAGAAAGTTTTGCAAAATTAACACGAGTTACCATAGGAATGGTTGGAGCTAGCATATACAGAGTCGACTCTAGCCAAGGATCGACAGACAATCCAGAATTTATAAAAGAGTTTATTGATAATGCAGATAAAAGTATTTTTAATGTTGTTCAAACACATCTTGAACAACTTAAAGAAGTAAACTCTGTTAAACCAATTGTTGTTCCAATTACAGACGAATTACGAGAAAAAGGATTTAGCGGTGACACTATTGAAGTACCGTTAACTTTTGACGCCGCAAGTTTTTTCGCTTAAGGCTTTTACAACTAAACATTTCGGAAATTGAAAAATTAGTTCAAGATTACGAAAAAGATGTAAAAGCCATTAAAGAAGAATTAGTTAAACTCTGTTGGTATATGAGAGGAAGTCTAAGTTATTCTGAAGCACATCTTTTAACCACAGACGAACGACTTATAATTTCAAAATTAATTGAAGAAAATTTAGAAACTACTAAAAATTCTGGACTGCCGTTCTTTTAAATAGTCATTCCTAAAAAACGGCTGTGAAATTCTGCAATCTTTTTACGTTCAACAACTTGACCTGCCATGCCAGCGGCTTTTGCCATTGCTCTAATTTTTTGTTGAACTTGAACTGAAGTTGTTTGACTTCCTTGATCAGCAGTAGCTTTATCCCAAACGTCATCTAAATCTTTTACAATTTCAGCGGCTTTCATTGCTGCTGGAGTTGTAGTAGCCCCAGCTGGTGTGCCAGTATTAGATTGATTAGGTGTACTTGCAGCCTGCCCGGTAGGAGCAGAAGTCTGAGACTGCGAACCTGCAGGTTGTTGTGTAGCTGATCCTTGTTGAGCTGGAGAAGTTGTTCCTGATTGATTTCTAGTCAATGTCGGATCTTGATCATCGGAATTTGCTCTTCCAGAAACTGCGGCTTTACCTGCACGATAACCCTGTTTCATTGCATCCCACGACCCTGCAAGTCCACCGGCAGTTGCACCGACACCTCGCATAGCTCCACCCCAAGCCTTACCGATAGCTTGCCCTACTCGTTCATCTACTTGATCTTCGACAATAAGTTCGCTGATTTTCATTTTTTATTCCTATCTCAATAAGACTATTTGAATTAATTAGTCAAAATTTGATTTAATTATTTATAAACGAACTGCGTTCGTTTGCTTCTTCGCTAACGCTCGAAGCATTTTTAAAGCGAAGCGATTTAATATCATCTAGATTAAGTGGTCACACTTTGCCCGCACAGGGCAAAGAACGCTGGGCATCATCTGAGTTGCACAGTCACATAGCGTTAGGACTATTGTAGCGCAGGCGGTTGACCGGTACCTGCTCATCCTGTCTTTATTCAACGGCACATTTTATAATAAACGCTATCTTGTTATAAAATGCTGTAGGCGTTTGTTAGACCCTACATCTTTTTGCCTATTTTTTCCTTTTCAAACAACCAAATCGCAGGTCTTAGTTAGCGATCTTCATCCTTTCGGGCAGTGGTTGAGTACTCTTGGCGGCGAGAGATTTCCATCCCTGTGACCCGAGGTCCAGGTTTAGGGCGTAAGATATTGGCCTACGCTGAGCTTATTACCGCTAAAAGTGCCTTAAGATTTTAATATATGAGAGCCATGGACACGGACTTGTATGTGTCCGTTATAATATTCGTTAGATTCTAATACTCGTCTGCTAAATTGTTCTCTTGCTTCGATATAACTGCATTCTGCCTTTGATTTACAAAAATAAAGTATTTCTCTAATAAAGTTTTCTTTGCCTAGTTGTGCTACATCTTTGTTTAATTGATCATTAGAGCCATAATATTCTTGCCAGTCTGAATCTATTTTGCTGCGAATTTTCTTTTTCTTTTTAGTGCCGTTTTTTAATTTTACAGTTTTATATGTTGTTTTTGAGAATTTTGCTAGTTTTTTGCCAATGTATTTTCTGTTATTTGTTTTGTTTGTAATAATATAAACGAATCCTACACAATCTTCTGGTAATACAGATATTTCTTCATTTTGATATAACCAAGTCATTGCGTTTTTTCTTATTTTTATTTTCTTTTTTCTGCTGTTTAGCTAATCGTTTATTGGCCATTTCTTCTTTACAGACTTTCTGACCTTGTCTTTTTAGCTCGGTTGCAATACGTACAACTTCTCTAATATGCCGTCGAGTATCTGTTCCGGTATCTCGACCGACATGTTTAATAAAAGACAAATGCGTATTATGCAACCCTACAAGCTCAACAATTAATTGAGAATATAGTTCTTTGTATTTTTCTAATTGTTCATTCGACATATTCGACATCGTTTGAATAACTGGTAAAACCATTCTCTTTTATTACTCTAAGTACATTGTTAACTCTGCCTACTAATTCATCCTTGTGAGATATTAAGTATATATTCTTATTTCTCTCTCTGGCCATCTTTTTTAGGACAGCAAGAGCAGATTCTACACCAGCACTATCCATGCCGGCATCTACAAGTTCGTCGATAAACAATAAATTAATGCTTTGATATAGTCCTTCCCATACATCACGGAAGGCAAAGCTCATACTTAAGATTAGTCTATTGCGTTCTCCACGACTCAAATTATCGAAGTCTAAGTCTTGCCCAAGTTGTGTAATTTCTACGGTAAGGTCGTTTTGAAAAACTACCTTATGCGGAAGTCCTAGTTTATCAATGTAATAGGTCAGTCGCTTGTTTAAGTAGGTTAAATTTTGATCAATAATCTTTTTACGGATAAAACTATCTTTGTTAGTCAGTAGTTTATGTAAAAATTCTTGATGATCTTTTAATCTGCTCAATGTATTAATAGCATCCCAGCTAATTTCTTGAATAGCTTTTTGTTTTAGTTCTTCAATTTGCTCAGCATAGGGATTTTTTTCTTCTGCTTTTCCTAGAAGCGTTCGTTCTAGGTTAGCAAGATTATTTTTATGACCTAGAGCTTCTGCTTCTGTATCGTAGAATGTATTAGGTTTACTTGGAAGTGTTCCGTCGCCTATTTCTTCTACTATTTGTTTAAGTTGAGCACTTATCTTCTGAAAGTATTCGAAAGCTTCTTCATAATGTTGTGTAGCAGTAGCAGTCATCTCTTCGTGCTTGTGGTCGTGAAGTTCTTGATCACAGGCATGACATTTCTTATTTCCTAGGCTTTCTAATTCTGTTCTATATTTCTTAAGAGTTTTCTCAGCTTGAATTACCGCAGATTCTAGTGTAGCTTTTTGTTTGTTAAGATTACGAATCTTGGTGTTAGCGTCGTCCCACGCCTTTAAGGCAACGTGCGCCTGCAACTCAGCATCGATATCTACTGATTCTAATTGAACAATTGCCTTTCCTAGATTTTCTAGGTCTTGCTGATACTTGTTATCCCAGGCATTACTTTTAAGTTGTAGGCTATCAATACTTTTTTGCACGTTTTCGTTGGCAGTTTTAATCGCTTCAATCTTGTTAGTTTCTTGTTGAATACTATCTTTTGTTTCTTTGATTTGATTTTTAAGTACTTCTGCCTTTTCGGAAAGTAACGTAATACCAAGCAGTTGCTCAATGACTTCGCGTTGATCAGCGGCTCGCATACTTAAAAAAGGTTCTGTATAGGTGTTTAGTGCAACTAAATGCTTGAACATTGTATGCGACATTTCAAGCATTTCTTCGATTGCCTTTTGAGTTTCTCTACTATCTCCTTGGCTTTCGTCTTCTTCTTCTTTGCTTTTAATTTCGTTGTCGTTGACAAATAATTTTAGTACATTGGGTTTACGACCACGCTCAATTCGATATTTTGCACCGCCCTTTTCAAATTCAACAGTGACCAACATGGCCTTACCGTTAGTTTTGTTAATAAGATTTTCTTTACGGATGTTTGTCAAAGCCTGCCCGTAGAGCGCATAACTCAATGCGTTAATAATAGTAGTCTTACCTGTACCGTTGCGTGAACCAGTGTCATCGCCACCGAGGTCTAAATTAGATCCTAAAACTAATGTTAGGTGTTCCTTACCGAAGTCCACTGCCTGTGTTTGATTGCCCACAGACATAAAGTTTTTCACTGTTAAATTTTTAATTTTGAATGTCATAGGCTATTGTAAATTTCTAGTAGCATCTTTTTATCAATCTGTGTAGAATCGATGTTCACTAGTTGTTCTGAAACAATTTGATCGACGCTTTCAAACTTTGCGTCAGGATTGTCTTCATACGTCCCGTCAAGGTTTGTTTTGTCCTGTATAAGGCTAATTTCTCGTACATCGTGATCATTGGTAAAGGTCTCCTTGATAAGATTTGCTTCTTCAAAACTGATATCGATGTCTAAATTTACTTTAAGATACATTTTTGACTTCATTATGGTATCTTTTTTGTCAATTAAGTCGGATAATTTAACAGTTCTGTACTTAGGAGCATTGTCCCAATTAATATATTTCGGTTCCCCTCCCCATTCTAACGTCATCATACCTCGAGCGTCATCCCAGGTATCTGAAAAGTTATGGGGAAAGGCATTTCCAATATAGTGAATTTTTCCGCGACTTTGTCTTTTATGGAAGTGTCCGCTGAAAACATAGTCTTGGTGTACAAAATGTTCGGCCTGTAATTCGCCATGATCGGGCATCTGTACCATAGCGTTCATGTAGAACAGGGGCAATTCAAAGTGTCCGAACATGTATTTGCTTTTGACTTGACTAATAGTTTTCCATTCGTCGCCTACCAACCACGGTACTAAGGTCACATCACCTATGGTGCTCACTTTTTCAACCACAGTGACGCCTGGAATATGTCGGCCAAATGCTGAACTATGAATATCACGCTTGTCTTTATAAAACAAGTCGTGGTTACCTGGAAACCAAAAGAATTGCTCAAAAGCAGCTCCTAGTTTTTCTAAACATCTTAGACTGGAATCTAATGTAAACAGATTTAAGCTGTTTCGATTGTGACTCCAGTCACCTAGGAAGATTGCAGTTTCGCAGCCTTCCTTTTTAGCAGTTTCAATAAACCAATCTACAAATTCTTCACAATCGCGCAAATGAATTGCGCTATTTGATTTAAGACCAAAATGTATATCGGTAAAACACGCTACCTTCTTAAAAAGGTTCATATAATCATCTCCTACTTAACAGTTTATATAACTGTTTGAAAAACGTCAAGCCTCAGTTTCTTCGTCTTCTTCAGGATCAGATTCTTCACTCTTAGGCATTCTAAAGTTTTTATACAGCTCGGCTTGTCGAGCTGTTTCTTCTGCATACTCGTGTTGATATTGTCTAGTCAAACTAGGAGTTAACCCATTTTCTTCTAGCATATCGTCTCGTATGTTTTGATTTTTCTTTTCAATATTGAGTACACGGGTAAAACTGTTGGTGACTGCGGCTGTATAATAAGCAAACGGATTTTCTGATTTGCTTTCGTCGAATTGTAGGCCAATTTGACTTAACTGAAGAATAGCTTGACCCTTCATCTCGTCGACGTAAGTATAACCTCGCCAATTACTACGCTGGGCATATCGCTCGCTGAGTTTTAAGAACATTTTTCCTAATTCTTCAGTGATTCTACCGTGATCTTTACTAAACTTGCCGTTGTCAGGTGCACCTCTCCAGTGACTTTTACCAACGCACTCTAGTTCGCCTTGGTCGTTAAATTTCCAATGTTGAAATGGGGGGAAGTTAACTTTATCGTGTGTGTCTGCGGTTGTTTTAGTTGTTTTTTTACGTCCCGGAGCAAGAGGAATATGATCAAACGTCATTATTCTAAAGACTAGATCAGTTTTTTGAATAGTTTTGTAGTCTGGAGTACACTCGGCTAGTTTGATCTTTCGATCTCCGTTTAATCTTGATTGATTGAAGATCTCTAGTCCAAGCCGTTTTGCTCTATTTCGTTTTGCGTCAGCTATGGTTCGAATGTTTATTTTATCTAAACTTGGTAAGATTATGTCATGCTGACTGTATTCTTTCTTGGTAAAACTAGAAAAACTACACTTACTTTTATGAATTTCTGCTAGCAAATCTCTGTTGTTTAGATACTTTACTTTCTTTCCTGTCGGACTTGTTGTTATTGTCATTGTTTTTATTATCCTTGCACATCATATTGTAGCATAGGAAATTGATTTGTCAATAGTGTAAAAATAGTGTTTTATTTATGGAGTAAATAAGGTATAAGGGAAATTTTTATGATCAATCAAAATATAGTGGGCAATACCAGCCAGGAAACATCGACAGTAGTTCCGAGTAATATCAAAGATCGGACTCTATTTAAGACAGCGGCATTCGGTACACGTGAAGTTCCCGGAGTTTCGAAGGGTGCCCTTCCTCCCGAACAACAACCTACTGTAGTAAACGTTTTTGATATTAAAGGCAAACAAATTGGAAAAGATTATCGTGTTAAAATAATGGTCCCTAACAATTATTGGAGCAACTATACTGCTGGCCCATTTGACGAATTATATAATTTGGGAGGTATTGTATTTCCCTATACTCCTAGTATCAACGTAGAATTTAAAGCAGACTATGCTAGTCAAACTCCTTTGCATTCAAATTTTGCCATTAACTTTTATCAAAGATCTAGCGTAGGACCTATATCTATCGCAGGAAAGTTTACTGTATCAAACGATCGTGATGCTGCAATTTACCTAAGCACCATGCACCTCTTAAAAGCTCTAACTAGAATGCGTTCGGGCGGAAAAACAGGAGATCCTGACAGCGGTAGCCCTCCTCCAGTTTGTAGGTTATTCGGACACGGCGAATGGATGTTTGAAAACGTTCCTGTAGCAATAACCAACTATCGAATAGATCTTCCTGATAATGTTGATTATTATACTATGCCAGCTAGCGACAAATTCAGTGAAACATCAGTTCCTACAATTTCTACAATTCAAATTAATTGTCTACCAATGTACAGCAGAAATGAAATGCTGAAATTTAATGTTAGCCAGTACCTAGACAATTCTACAGACTTTAAGAAACAAGGATTTATCTAATGAGCTTATATTCTAAATCAAGTCCTTATTATATAACAAATTTAACTAATGGCTATCTTGATGTTTTAAATTTTAGAGATTTGCCATTAGAAAAAGATGATGTTCTGTTTGAAATTACAAACACTTATGAAAACAGACCAGACCTCCTTGCCTACGATTTATATCAAGATGTAAACTTGTGGTGGGTGTTTGCTGTTAGAAATAAAAGTAAGATTAAAGATCCTATCTTTGACATGACTGCAGGTAAAAAAATATATTTGCCTAAGTTAACTACAATTAAAAGAGTGTTGAGCTTATAATGGAATACACTGGATACGAATCTGCATTTGTGCCAACTCCGCCCTCGCTTTCTGATTCTAAAAATCAAAAGTCGAGCGAAGTTGAAAGAAAAACGCCACCTAAAGATTCAAAAGAAACAAAAGAACAAAGAGAAGCTCAACAGATTGTAGAACAATCCGGAGAAAAAAATGTTTTATTCGGATATAGATCTATTTCATATCATTTTACTCTTGCAGGCCTCAGCAAAGATTATCTAAAAAACCCTGATAAGTTAAGAGAAAGTACATTAGATTTTGTAATTGCTAAGAGCGGCGGAAAAGGTATTTCAGGATTTACAATTCCTGGCGCTCCTACAGACAACGAAATTAATGCATCAGTTCCTACCGCTAATGACGATGCACGCGATAGACGACTTCAAATAAAACAAACTGCGGTAAATGATAAAAAAATTGAAAATATTGAATTAGTAAGAAATTTTAACACAACCAGTCCTGGTAGATTTGATCTGTTTATTGATCAAGTTGAAATAGATACTACTATGACTTTCACTAAAGAAGCAAATGTTACGCTGCCCACTAAACTTCAGTTTGATATTTTAGAACCTTATAGTATTAACGGTTTTATTGAAGCATTGCATGTTGCCGCAGTAGCCGCAGGGTTTACTAGTTACATAAATGCTCCTTTTGTGTTGAAAGTTGAATTTTGGGGATATCCCGATAACGATCTTTTAGATTTTAAAGATCCTGTTAAGATTCCAGATAGCGAAAGATATTTTCCTTTCGGATTAACTGGTGTTGAAGTTGAAGTTACTGAAAGAGGAACGAGATATAAGTGTAATGGTGTCCCCTACGAACAAAGATACATGGGAGAGCCTAATAAACTTAAAAAACCTATTAAAATGTCGGGCTCGTCGGTTTCGGAAATTTTGACTAACTTCGTTAAAGGTCTTAATGAGCAGAACACGACAATGTATCTTGCTGCTTACAAAAATGGGAAAGCTAATGAAGTTGACGAATATAAAATAAAATTTGTTGATTGGAATGAAACTGAAGGATGGGTAGAAAGTACATCGGGTGTGCTGCCTACTAAAAAATTAGTCGACCTGTCTAGAGACAATGCGCTGTATGGAATGGTTAATCCCGCAGAGAGCGGAATACGAAGCGCCTATAAGGAACAGGGTAAACGTCAACCTACTCCGGAAGAAAAAGAAAAAGCCCCGGCATCGATCAAATATATTCCTGGAAAAACCGCAGTTCACTTTCAGGAAGGAATGAATGTAAATGATGTTATCAGTGCTGTTGTTAGAGACAGCGAATATATTAGAGATATTTTAAAAGATATTAAAAAACATACTGATGCGTATGGTATGGTCGATTACTTTCAAGTAAGAACTGAAACAATAGTAACAGACGTTCAAAATCCACATTTAAAACGACCTGCACATATTTTTACCTATGTAGTAAGTCCTTACAAAATTCATTATTCTAAGATACCTAATCTAGCAGATAATATTATAAATGAAAAAGAACTTAAAAAATTAAGTAGACGTGAATACAATTATTTTTATACCGGTTTAAATGTTGACGTATTAAGTTTCAAATTGAACTTTAACACTTTATATTTTGAAGCGATACCTGCTGCACTAGGTCAAAAAGATCAGCCAGACGGAAAAACAGCCGCAGGAAATCAAAATACGCCACAAGCAAAACAGTCAAGTGTAGACAATCAAACAGCTTCGCAGTTACAAGTTCCATTAAATCCTAAACAGGTAGTTGAAACGCAAATACAAAGTTACAGCGGAACAGCTAGTCAGCCACTGTCTGATCCTTATAGCGAACTAGCAAGAAATTTGCACAATGCTGTGGTTAACAGTAAATCAAATATGATTACAGCTGACATCGAAATTGCTGGCGATCCTTTTTATCTAGTTACAGGCGGTATGGGCAATTATAATCCTAAGCCCGCCGGCCCTGGAAAACTTAAAGGAGGTGAAGCATCTTTTAATCAACAGGCATTAATGATCACTGTAAATTTTAGAAATCCTATCGATATACTACCTTTAGAACAGGGCGGTACCATGTATTTTGATGCCAATCGAATTCCGTTTAGTGGTGTCTATATGGTTACTCAATGCGGAAGCAGTTTTAGAGATGGCAGATTTACACAAAAATTATCTATTGTTCGAATGCCAGGGCAAATTTTAGATTACAATGTTCAGGCCACTAATATTGCACAGTCAGTTAGCACAGAGCCTGATCCAAAAAATCAAACTGTTGCAGATGCTAATCCGGGATTAGCTCCTGCTGCTAGAGCCGATTCTCAGAGTGTTGCTACACAATTAGGACGTTCTATACCTAATTCTGGAAGACCATTTGAAACTAGTAATTTTACAGACAATCCTGGTAGTCTTGGCGGAATTAGCACATCTCTACAGCCACAGACATTCGGTCTGATTGGTAGAAACGGTCAGTTGTTATCTAATGCCAGTGCCATTAGTCAAAATATTTCAACAGATCCATTAAGTAATATTCGTTTAAACAACAATGGACTGTCGTCATTAAGTCAAACTAATCTAGGTACTGCGGCGGTAGTAGCTGTGGCAGCAAATGTTCTGACTGGAAATGTTCCTGTGAAGCGAGCAGTTGGCGTTCTTGCTGGTAGTTTGATAGGTGCTAAACTAGGATCTTTATTGAATAAATCAAATGTTGGTTCTGGTATTGGTGATGGTGCTACATTAAAATTACCTGGAACTAGTGTCCCAATCGCTGATGCAACTGCACAGGATGTAAAACAAGGATTAACAATAAACAATGCTGTGTTACCAGCATCTAGTCTGTCACCTAATTCAGCAATTAAAGATTTAAGCAGTAAAGAATTAGAAACTGTAATAGGCATAGGAGCAGGTGCATCTAATTTTATTTCTAATGTTAAAAATAAAACAAAATTAGAAATATCGTCTCCGGCGGATCCTAACGGCATTTCTGCTCAGGCCGGTCTTGATGCAGCTAAAATGTCCGGCCTAAGTCCTAATCTACAAAGCAAACTTTCTAGCCAAGTTTCTAACTATGTTAAAAATGTTCCTGCTGATACAGATTTAGTGCAGGCACATAACTCCGGACTAGTATTAGATTACATTCCTGCATCTAAAGTGAAAAATTTGCCTGCTACGGTGCCATATGCTACGGCACCAGAACCAATTACTGCCGCCGCCCCGGTCGCATTGGCAACTGCTCTGGTTAATAGATTGCAAAGTACAGCCCAAGTAAATAGTGTTGATCGAACAGCAGCTTCTGATAAAATTTTAACAGCCCAGTCGCAGTTATCAACAATAAATGGAGTTTCAGTAGTTAAAGATGTTCAAAATTCTAGTTCAGTTGGACAAACTTTCGGAAGTAAATCTGCTCAAAGTCCATTATCTAAGCTGGTTCAAAATTTTAGAAATAACGAATCTGAAGCATAAGATTTGAGAATTATAAGTCGGAGTTTAATTTGTCAAGCATTGAAACAAGAACAAAAGGTAAGTTAGCCAGTCCCGGTCCCTTTTTAGCAGAAGTGACTAATCATCTCGACCCTTCTTATATGGGCTGCTTGGAAGTTGCTCTCATTAAAGGAATCCCTAGCATTACAAGTAACGAGTCTGAAACTTATGTAGTTCGATATCTAAGTCCTTTTGCTGGAAATACTTCGAAAAGATTTGAAGGAACTAACAGCAGCGATTTTAATTCTGTACAAAAAAGTTATGGTTTCTGGATGGTGCCGCCTGATGTCGGTACCACAGTTATGGTTATTTTTATTGATGGAGATCCTAATCAGGGATTCTGGATGGGTTGTGTAACCGATCTCTATCAAAACCATATGGTTCCTGGAATTGCTGCCAGCAAATACACCGCTATCACAGACGAGCAAAGAAGGAAGTATGGAACAGATTATCTACCAGTAGGTGAGTTTTTAAAGACAACTAAAAAAGTTGAAGACCCTAATGTAGAAAAATATCCTAAACCTATTCATCCATTTGCTGACAGACTTTTACAGCAGGGGTTGTTGTTAGATAAAGTTAGAGGTGTAACATCAAGTAGTGCTAGACGAGAAGTGCCTAGTTCTGTGTTCGGCATTAGTACACCTGGCCCATTAGATGAACGACAAGGCGCTAAAAAAGGAACTATAGGATATTCGCAAAAAATACAAGTACCTGTTAGCCGCCTTGGCGGCTCAACGTTTGTCATGGATGACGGAGATATTAACGGACAAAATGAATTAGTAAGAATACGTACAAGAACAGGGCATCAAATACTACTACATAATAGCCAAGATTTAATCTATATTGCAAATAGCAAAGGAACAGCTTGGATTGAAATGACCAGCAATGGTAAGATTGATATCTATGCTAAAGACAGTGTTAGCATTCACACAGAAAATGATTTTAATTTTAGAGCAGATAGAGATATAAACATTGAAGCTGGTCGTAACATCAATATAAAAGCAAATAATAATGCAGAAACAAATATCGGTGGTTATTATTATCTTATAGTCGATGGTGATCAAAAAATTAGTATCAAAGGTACTAAAGACGAAGCGGTAGGAGACACAGTCAAGTTTTCTTCCGGCAGCGATTTTAATTTGTCAGCTGGTAATAACATTAGACAGACAGCCGGTGCAGGAATTGACATCGGCGGAGAAGCTGATATTAAAATTGGAACCGCAGGAAATTTAAACTTTGGTGCTAATGGAAATATTTTAGGGTCAGGGGCTCAAATACACTGGAACGGCCCAGCAGCAGATGCTCCAGCTTCTGCAGAATCACCGACTCCGCCTCCGGCATTACCTTTGTTTTCTTTGCCTAATAGAAATCCAGGCACAGGATGGAGTGATGGTAATTTTTACAAAGCTGATGATATTAAGAGTATTATGCAGCGGGTTCCTACACACGAGCCGTGGGATCAGCACGAAAGCATCAATCCTCCTAAGTTTAGCGCTCAATCTACCGATGTTACTCTTGCCGACAGATCAGCAAGTGGGGTGCCTCCTAATCCGGCTGCCGGGACGCAACAACCTGCAAACCAGCCAGAAGTTGTACCAGGAACATGTAATCCAGAATATGCTAAAGCAATAAATTCAGCATCGGCTCAGGCAGGAATTGCGGCATTAAAAGCAGCCTGCGCAAAATATGGATTAACAAGTCCTTATGCTGTTGCAAGTCTGCTAGGTATTGCCGGTGGAGAATGTGCTTGGAAATTAGTTGAAGAAGGATTTAACTATAGTGCTGATAGGTTATTGCAGGTATTTCCTAGTGTGTTTAAAGGCGATAAAGCACTTGCCCAACAATATGCAGGTAATCCTAACAACAGTTTACCTGAATTCTTATATGGATATCAGACGGCAAAGGGCAAAGGCCTAGGTAATGTTTTACCAGGCGATGGTGCAAAGTTTATTGGCAGAGGATATATTCAGTTAACAGGCAGAAGCAATTATGCTCGTTATGGTACACAGGTTAATCAGGATTTAATTTCAAATCCGCAACTGTTGTCTAATCCGGCTATTGCAGCAGAAGTTAGTGTAAAATATTTGTTAGACAGATGTAAGACAAATCAAAATGATCCTGGGTATTTTGAAGCCGCTTGCCAATCTGTGGGGTTTAATACCCCTGATATTAAAGCCAAGAAAAAAGGATATTACGAATGTTTCTTAGGTCAGCTTCAGGGTAATACCTTAAGTTCAGGTACTGCTGGAATAGTTACAGACAGTCAAGGTAATCCTATTAAGACTGGTTCTGGGGGGCAATAAATAACGTATGCCCTACAAGAATTTAGAAATCAATGTTCCTAATTATAGTCAACAGCATACGCAGAGACAGGAACAATTTTATAAAGGTTTTAGTACCGTAGATCCTACAAACTACGGTTCAAAGCTCTACGACTTCGATCTAATCAAACAAGACATATTAAATCATTTTAATACCAGGAAGGGTAGTAGAGTGATGAATCCAGCCTTCGGAACAATCATATGGGACCTCATAATGGAACCAATGACTGAGAAGGTTCGAGAATTACTCAAGCAAGATATTCAGACAATTTGTACTTTTGACCCCAGAGTTTATCCTTTACAGATTGATATTAGAGAATACGAGCAAGGATTCTTAATAGAAATTACTTTGCAAATGAAAAACACAGACCAGTCTATTAAAATGCGATTGGCATTTGATCAGAACTTAGGACTTCTGGCACAATAAAATACCCAGATAATTTTTCCATAAATATGGTATCGGATACTAAAAAACATGATTCCAGCAACTAATACCAAGGTACTTGTAGCAGAAGATTGGAAGAAAATTTACCAATCTTTTAGAAATGCAGATTTCAAAAGCTACGATTTTGAAACGCTACGCCGTACTATGATTCAGTACCTTCAGGAAAACTATCCTGAAGAATTTAATGATTTTATTGACAGCAGTGAATATATTGCTCTTATTGACGTTATTGCCTATCTCGGACAAAATCTAAGTTTTAGAATTGATCTTAATGCTAGAGAAAACTTCTTAGAAACAGCACAGCGTCGTGATAGCATCTTAAGATTAGCTCAATTAATTAGTTATAGCCCAACCAGAAATATTCCTGCTAACGGCCTATTAAAAATTACTGCGGTTTCGACATCAGACAATGTCTACGATAGCAACGGAACTAACTTAGCAAATACAGTGATCAGCTGGAATGATCCAACTAATCCAGACTGGTATCAACAGTTTGTCAATATTATGAATTCAGCAATGACTTCAAATTTTGGTAACCCTGCTGATAGAGATACTATTACCGGCATTTATACAGAGCAGTATAAAATAAACAGCTCAAATGAAGATGTTCCTGTTTTTAGTTTTAACAAAAACATTAACGGTATTCCTATGAGTTTTGAAATCGTTCCTTGCACCTTTGCAGGAAAAGATTTTATTTACGAACAACCTCCTAAGCCTGCAGACGCATTTAGCATGATTTATAGAAATGACAATAAAGGTTCTGCTAGCGAAAATACCGGATTCTTTACACATTTTAGACAAGGCTCAATAAGTTTAGCTACCTTTAGTTTAGATAATCCTGTACCTAATGAAATTGTAGGTGTTAACACTCCGGATATTAATAACACCGATATTTGGTTATGGCAATTGGATAAAAATGGTAATTTTTCTACTTTATGGACTCAGGTTCCTGCTTTAGTGGGAAATAATATCATTTACAACAGTTTACAAAATAGTCTTAGAACAATATATGCAGTAAGCACACGAGATGAAGATCAAATCGATTTAAATTTTGCTGATGGAGTATTCGGAGATTTACCTAAAGGTGATTTTAGATTGTTCTATCGTCAAAGTAACGGCTTAGACTATGTCATTAAACCTGAGCAGTTAACTGGAATAGAAATTTCTGTTCCTTACTTAAACGGTCTAGGGCAATCTCACACACTTAAACTAACAATGAGCTTGCAGTATACAGTTTCTAATGCCGCTGGCACTGAAACAAATGCTAACATACAGCTCAAGGCACCGCAGGCCTATTATCTGCAGAACAGAATGATTACTGGCGAGGATTATAATATTGGTCCTCTAACTGCCGGTACTGACATTCTAAAGGTAAAAAGTGTAAACAGAGTATCTAGCGGATTAAGCAAATATTTTGATATTAAAGATATCACAGGAAGATACAGTCCTGTGGATGTATTTGCGTCTGACGGTATACTTTACAAAAATTTTAAAGAAGAATTTTTTGAATTTGAATTTACAAATAGAAATCAAATTACTGCAATCATAAAAAATAATCTATCTGAAATTGTAGCTTCGGCTGCAATGCGATCTTTTTATTATGACAAATATGATTACTATAATCTGTCTAGTCTGAGTTTAACGTGGGTAGAAGTAAATGTCACTCCTGGACAAAGTAGGGGTTATTTTAATAGTTTAGCTGGCCCCACTTCTGTCGGTACTTTTTCTGAATCTAATTTAAGATATTCAGAAGCAGGCGCCCTAATAAAATTTATTAGTCCTAACGGAAAGTACTTTGATCAAAATAATAATTTAAAAAATATTCCGTCAAACAATGTTTTACCAGCAAACGGAAAAACATATATTTGGGCATCTGTTAAACAGATAATAGGCGATGGATCAAACGGCGGTATTGGTCGATTGGATGACGGAACTGGTCCTATAATTTTAGGAACAAAAGTTCCTAGCGGTGCTATTCCCGTAGAAGTGTTACCTAAGTATGTAAGCGTTCTAGGATTTGCATTAGAAAACGAAATTGTTAATTTCTGTCAATCACAAAGAAATTTTGGATTAACAATCGACAATGTGTCAAGAAGTTGGTCGTTAATTTTAAATTCTAATGTTAATCTTACTGACGAGTTTAGTCTAAGTACACAAAACAATGTTGAAGATCTTGGTTTAGATTCTAGTTGGCTTATTTCGTTTACTTGGACAGGCAAAAAATATCGAGTTAGGTATCGCACATTAGAATATACATTTGAGAGTAAAGATCAAGTATCTTTCTTTGTCGATCAATCTTCTATTAATTACGACTTTATTTCTAACACTGTTATTAAAGATAAAATTGAAGTATTGTCTGTAAACCCTCAACCTGCGACTAATTCTACATGGTATGGCGGCGGGTCTAATCCTTCAAGCTCTTTAGGGTTGTCTGGAGACTTCTACGTTAATACTGTGACAAACAAAATTTTTAAAAATGAATCTGGTGTATGGGTGCAGTCTTCTAATCTATCCGGACAGATAGGCACTGATTTAGTTTGGCAGATTGATAAGGCTGTTGTTGAAAGCGACGGTTATATAGATCCGAAAAAAGTTGTTATTAGTTTTTATGATAACAACAATACTGGTCAAATATCAGATCCTGATTCTTTTGAAAGAATTGTCGGCAGCAGTTTTATATATTTTAAAAAGCAAGCAGACGGTCTAAGATATAATCTTGACGAAACTGTGAGAGATGCTATCGAAACTGAAACTTCTTGGAGTTCTTATAAACTCAATCAAGAATCTTTGGGCCAACCTATTAATGACGGCGACTTATTTTATTTTTATGGCGTAAATGAAAATGTAGTCAAGTACTGGTCAACTTTAACATCATCATTAGTTTATACCGATGAATATGTTGGTAAACAAGGTCGTTCTGATCTAAAATTTCATTATGTACATAACAGCGGAGATGACAGACGAGTCGACCCATCTAAGACAAATTTAATTGATGTATACGTTTTAACAGTTTCTTATGATAACGAATACAGAAGTTGGTTATCAGGTAACCTAGATGCAAAACCTTTACCTCCAACAAGTCAAAGTTTAGAAACTAATTATAGATCAAAGCTAGAGCCAATTAAAGCAATTAGCGATGAAATTGTTTTTCATCCTGTAAAATACAAAGTATTGTTTGGCAATACAGCAGAAGCAAATCTTCAGGCAGTGTTTAAGGCAGTTAGAAATCAAGATAGAGCAACAACTGATAATGATATTAAAACTAGAATATTAAATGCGATAAATCAATTTTTTGCTTTAGAAAATTGGAACTTTGGACAAACATTTTATTTTAGCGAGTTGTCTGCGTATGTGATGAATAGTCTCACACCAGATATTACAAACTTTGTTATTGTTCCTAAAAATAATAATAGTTTTGGTAGCCTTTATGAAGTAGCATGCCAGTCGGATGAAATTTTTATTAGCGGAGTTTCAATCAATGATATTGAAGTTATTGATGGAATTACCGCAGCACAGCTTAAATTGTCAAATATAGAAACAGGTACCGGAAGTTAATATGTCAGATAAAAAATCGGTTAATTTTTTACCAGAGCATTTACGATCAGATAAAAATAGAAAATTTTTATCTAGCACCATTGATCAATTAATTGCTACCCCTCAGCTTGAAAGAATCGATGGTTATGTAGGTTCAAAATTAACTCCTAATTATAATCCAACAACCGATATCTATCTAAAAGAAGATCTACCACTACGAAAAAATTATCAACTAGAACCTGCACTTGTTTTTAAAGACTCTATTAATAACATCAATGACGTTATTGGTTTTGACGACATTATCAACGAACTAACTATTCAAGGTGCAAAAACTGAAAACTTAGATAAAATTTTAAGGTCTTCGTACTATTCGTATGATCCTTTAATTGATTGGGACAAATTAATCAACTATAGTGATTATTATTGGATGCCTAATGGTCCTGATGCTGTTCTTATCGACAATACTTCATTTGACGTTCTAGTCAATTTAATTAATCAACCATCTTTTACATTACCTAGCGGACACGAAGTTTCAAACGGATTGAAAGTTGTCTTTACACAATCAACTGCTTCGACTACTGCAACAATTGTCGAAGGAAGAGAGTACATTGTAGAAGGAGTTGGATCAGCGATTCAACTGGTTAATTTTGATAACCTGCAAGTCAACGAAAATTATGCAACTGTTTATAACGAAACATTTGACTCTGACGGATTTGATGATTATCCATACGACAGTGACGTTAAGTTACCTGTCGATCCCGAATATATTACAATTAACAAGGCCAGTCGAGATTTAAATCCTTGGACTAGATATAATCGTTGGTTCCATAAAGATGTTCTTAAAATATCAGCTGAAATTAATAATCAGATCTTAGAATTATCAGTACAGGCTAAGGCTAGAAGACCAATTATTGAATTTAAAGCAAATCTTCAATTGTATAACTTTGGTCGTATCGGAAAACAAAATGTAGATGTAATTGATGATACTACAGAAAATGCACTTGCTACAGTTCAGGGTGCTGCTGGATATTATGTTGACGGTATCTTATTAGAGCAAGGACAGCGTGTTATTTTTACTGCCGACAGTAATGAAGATATTAAAAATAAAATTTATCAAATTGACTTTACACTAGGTGAAACACCAACTATTAATTTAGTATTGGTCAGTACTCCAGATAATATGGATTCTGTATCTGTTAATTACGGAACTGCTTATGGAGGTAAAAGTTTTTATTATTCTGAAGCCGAGTTAACTTGGAAATTAAGTCAACAACACGATAGACTAAATCAAGCACCTCTTTTTGATCTTTACGATACAAATGGAATTAGTTATACCGAAGCAGGGTCGATCAATGATTTTCAGGGAACTAAGATTTTCGGGTATGCTATCGGGACAGGAGTCAATGATGAAGTTTTAGGGTTTCCTTTAAAATATCAAAATAGCATAGGAATAGGAAGTTATTTGTTCCACAATTATTTTATGACTGACACTGTTAATATTACCGAAGGCGGTAAGAGTCGAGTCATAAAAACTGGCATCGGTTATCTAAAAATTAATAATATTGATGATACAGAGTCTTTGATCAATGTTTGGAAAATTGCAGAAGATACGCAAATTCCTATCGTTGAATTACAAACAGTAGAAGAGTCTACCAGTACTTTGTTTATTACAAGTTTAGATAAACCTTATATTACATCTACAGAAATAATTTCTTATGTAAACAATTCTAGAGTTACTAGCACTACGGCATTTGGAAATTCTATTGAAGTAAACTTTGCAGAACCTTTAGCAGTTAATGATGTGGTAAAATTTGAAATTTTTACTGATCAAATACCTAATGGCAATGGGTATTATGAAACCCCTTTAAGTTTAACTAACAATCCTTTAAATTCTGATATTGCTGATTTTACTCTTAGCGAACTATCTGATCATGTTGGAACTATGGTTGGAAAAATTTCTTCGTTTGAAGGACAATTTCCCGGCACAGGAAACCTACGAGACATAGCTGATATTTCAAAATATGGTAAGCGTTTAGTTATTAACAAAAATCCTATTGCATTTACTGAAATATTTTTAGGTAAATCTGAGCATAATTTAGTAACTGCACTCCGACACGGCGCTGATCAGTATATTCAATATAAAATGAATTTTATTCGACTTTTAGAAAAGGTCGACGATCAACTGTTGCCGATAGATGCAGTTGATGAAGTGTTAAAATTAATAAACAAAAATAAAGATAATAGGTCTCCTTATTTTAGGTCTGATATGATTCCCTATGGTTCTGATAGAACTGTTAAAGAATATACTGTAGGACCATTAATTAACAGAACTTATTCATTAGGAATAGAATATAATCCTTCTGCATTAAGTTTTCAGGCAGTTACAGTTTATGTTAACGACGATCAATTAATAATTGGAAGAGATTATACAATTGATTCGATTGATGAATCAATTACAATTAGCTCTGCGCTAACATCTACTGACATTGTTAAAATTTATACCTATTCAAATACTCAAGGCTCATACGTTCCTTATACACCTAGCAAGCTAGGCTTGTATCCTAAGTTTGAACCTGAAATTTATTTTGATGAATCGTATCAAGACTCTCCGATAAAATTAATTAGGTGTCATGACGGCAGCGTTATTAAAGCATTTGATGATTATAGAGATGTTTTAATACTTGAATTTGAAAAAAGAATTTTTAATAATATTAAGGTCGAATACAATTCTAAAATTTTTGATGTATTAGCAGTAATACCTGGCGCTTTTAGAAATGATAAGTTCAGCAGGCAAGATGCTATTGATATCCTTACAAAAGATTTTATCCGCTGGGCAGGAAGTTATAATGTTGACTTTGAAACTAATTCAACATTTATTGATGGTAGTCCGCTAACATACAATTATAATCAGGCACTAGACACTATCTTTGGTGAAAGTATTCCTGGAAATTGGAAAGGAATTTTTGAATATTTCTACGACACTGTTAGACCTAATACACATCCGTGGGAGATGTTAGGTTTTACAAGCGAACCGTCATGGTGGCAATCAACTTACGGTTCTGCTCCCTACACTTCTAATAATACAGTGTTGTGGAACGATTTAGAAAACGGATTTGTTCGAGGAACGGGTGAATATAGAAATGATTTTAAACGTTCTGGATTAATATCAATTATTCCTGTTGATTCTGCAGGTAATTTAAAATCACCAGATACTTTCCTAGTTTCTGATTCTTCTTATCAATCTAAGAAAGGTCCTTGGAAGTTCGGCGACTACGGTCCGGCAGAATTTGCATGGAGAAGAAGTAGCAGTTATCCTTTTGCTCTCAGCATCCTTGCTGCACTTTTTAATCCTTCTACTTATACATCGGTAATGTTTGACGTAAGTAGACTATCATTTAACAATTCTGATCAATTGTTGTATAGTAACGAATTATACATTGCTCCGAGTAAATTAATTTTAGATAATGATAACAATCAAGCAGCAGGATTTGGAAATTTAATTATTGAAAAGGGAAATCAAGTCGATTTGAATTATATTCAAATATTGACTCGAGATTTAACTTATTGCGACTTCAATCTTTTCTATAAGCTAGGGGGATTCTCTAGTAAAGAAAAACTTCAGGTAATTATTGATAGTATTGATCCTGTATCAACTGGCAAAGGGGCATTGTTACCTCCAGAAGATTATTCTCTAATCCTAAATGTCAGCAATCCTATTAAGGCTGCTCGCATATCTGGAATAATTGTTCAACTGGTTAACGGAAAATTTGTTGTACGAGGATATGATAAAACAAATCCTTATTTTCAAATTTATAAACCAATTAAAACTAATAATAGCCAATCGATTACCGTTGGTGGAGTTTCGGCACCATTTGTCGATTACATCGAAGTTGTTCCCTACGGCAATAACGGTTTGACCGCAGCCGATCTAACCAGCGCTCAAACAAATACTACCAAGTATTATAAACAGGGACAGATTGTAAGATACAACGATCAATTTTACAGAGTAAAAACTGGTCATACAGCTAGTGCTGACTTTGACCCTAACCTATTCCAGCGTCTTAGCGGTCTTCCTATCGTTGGTGGAGTCTCGGCAGAACTGCCAACAGGCTACGAAAATAAAATCACAATTATTCCTTATGGAACAGAGTTTGATAACCATCAGGCTGTATTTGATTTTGTACTAGGGTACGGTCGTTTCTTAGAACAAGACGGATTTATATTTGAAGAATACAACACTGATCTTTTAGAAGTATTAGACTGGACGTACACAGGAAAAGAATTTTTATATTGGACTACACAAAACTGGTCCGAAGGTAATTTAATTACTCTTAGTCCTTTTGCTAATAGCCTACAGTTTAAGTTTTCAAATTCTGTTGTAGATAACATCACGGGAAAAAATTATGAATACAGTCTACTAGGTGCTGATGGTAGAGCATTTCCGAGAGAAAAATTTACATTAAGCAGAGAAGATGGTGTTTGTACAATTTCAACAGTTGATACACAGGATGGAATTTTCTTTGCAGTATTACACTTAGTACAAAAAGAACACGGGATGGTGTTCAATAATACTACTATTTTTAATGATACAATATACGATATTGAATCAGGATATCGTCAGCGTCGGGTAAAACTTTCTGGATTTAAGACTGCTAACTGGAACGGAGATTATTCAAGTCCTGGTTTTATTTTCGATAATGTTCAAATTGCCGAATGGCAGGAATACACATATTATCAAGTTGGCTCTGTAGTTAGATATAATGGATCATATTATGAGGCCGTAATTAATGTTGATCCAGTCGAATCGTTTGATTTTAATAAATGGGCAAAACTATACGAAAAACCCGTTCCCGATCTGTTACCTAACTTTGATTATAAGATTAATCAGTTTGAAGATTTTTATAGTTTAGATATCGATAATTTTGACAGCGTACAACAACAGTTGAGTCAACGCCTAGTGGGATATACTCAACGTCCTTATCTATCTAATATCTTTACAAATCCTATCACTCAATATAAATTTTATCAAGGGTTTATTAGAGAAAAAGGAACACGTAATGCAATAGATAAAATTAGTAAGGCAGGAACATTTACAAGACAAGGCATCATTGACTACAAAGAAGAATGGGCAATACGTGCAGGTAATTTTGGCGGTTTTGAAACTTATAAAGAATATGAATTTGCTTTAGAAGAAAGTACCGAGAGAGAAAATCCTTATATTGTTAAGTTTGTTAATACTGACCCAACTGATAAAAATCCGTTAATTAATTACACATCTTCTACAGGATTGTTAATTAAACCTAACGATTTTGATGCATCTCAGATTTTCTCAGTCTATTCAGATTCGACATTTATTGATAACAATATAAAATTACTTTCCGCCGGTTATGTAAATCCTGATCATGTTGTTGCTACGGCATATAATAAAGATAGTCTATTAGACATTGCTAATAACTCTGCTGTAAAAGATAGAGACACTATTTGGTTAGGTTTCTTAGAAAACGGTGATTGGGATGTCTACAGATATACAAGACAAAAGGCTAAAATTTCGGGAGTGTTTGTTAGTGCCCCTGCTGAAGAAATTACTTTTGTTACCGACTTCCACCATGGATTATTAGTTGGAGATATTGTTTCTGTTGTAGCCTTCAACAATCAAGTTAATGGAGTATATCGAGTTACCGGGGTACCTGAGCTCAATCAGTTTACTGTTGCATCTGAATTATCGACTATTGTAAACGAAGAACTGTTGGCATTTGGTGCTCTCTTTAAATTCGAAACAGCTAGATTTAGTGACTTTGAACAAATTTCGAACGTAAAAAATCTATTTAGGTTGGGGCAAGGAGATAAAATCTGGATCGACCAAGCTCCGGAAAAATGGGCTGTATACGAAAAGGTAGACAATTATAAAGTAGCATTGACAGTAAATTCTCCGGCTATACCTTCAGCTCAACAATTGGGGCATACAATCTACGCTAATGAAGACAGTCCAATTGTTTTAATTTCATCCCCATCTTGGAGTTTGCCTATCTATGATAGTGAAGGTCGAATTGCTGTATTTGAAAGATTTGAAGATGAGGTTAGTAAACAGTTTGAATACATTTTAAATTCTGACGGTAAAATTTATTGTGAAAATAATACCGCTACAGACTTTGGTTATTCGTTGGGCTACGATATTAATAAAGAATTATTTTTAGCAGGAGCACCGGCAGCTAGTAAGGTTCGTTCTTCTACCTCTACTACAGCGACAATTGTTGTTAGTACAGGAACAGGCACATTCAAGTCATTTGATAATCAAGGTCTTATAAAAATTAGTTCTAGAAAACAATTAATTGATTTCGAAGAAACAAAATTAGTTTTACTTGCGCCTGGAACATATTCTGACACAACTGAAAAAGCGGCTAATTTAAGATACGGCCACTCGTTGTATACTAATCAAGTTTCTGCACAGAATAGTACAACTTTCTTAGTTGGAGCGCCCGGTGACGGTGTTGTTAATACATCTACTGGTCATGTATTCTGCTATTACATTAATACAACCACTACCGGCAGTGTTTTAGTTACACAACATTCTCAGGGGATTGTTTTAAATTCTAATGTTATATTAGATTCAAAATCTCAGTTCGGTGAAAAGATTTCGGGAAGTACTAATGGTAATTTTATCGCTGTTTCTGCGCCGGGCCATGTAGAAGGAACAACTGCAACTGGTGTTGTTCAAATTTATAATGCAAACCTTTCTTGGAAGCAGACATTATATTCTCCGTTCGGCACTACTGATGTGTTCGGACATGATATTGAAGTTAGTCCTTCTGGGAAATTCTTAATAATTTCCTCTAAAGAAACTAGAGAAGCAGGACAGGTATATGGTAAGATTGCAATTTATACAGCAACAAATCTTACCAGCACTGGTACCTATGTATTAAGGCAGATTATTGAAAATCCAGAAACTACCAACGATTTAAAATTTGGTCAATCTATCTCTATTAGTAAAGATGAACTATCGTTGGTTGTTTCTTCCATTGGTGTTAATAGATCTAAGCAAAGTCAATTCGATATTAATACCAGAGATGGTGAAACAACATTTGACAGCGACACTACACGATTCTTTAGTCCTATTTCAGATGCAGGGTCTGTTTACCTTTACAATAACTTTGGCGATTATTTTGTCATAGCCGACGAGCTTAAGAATAATAATATAGTCGACGGTAGCAGATATGGGTATTCTTTAGCTACAACTAATAGAAGTATTTTTGTTGGGGCTCCTTGGTATGCAGAAGGCACCGGAGAAGATAAGTCAACTTTCTTCCAATATACTAAGATTGATCAGAATAAGACCAGTTGGAATTTATTAGCTTATCAAGAAGATCTTGTTGATGTTAATACTATAAATCGTGTGGCTTTAATTGATTCTAAGAATGAAACAATTATTGAGTATTTAGATGCAATTGATCCTATAAAAGGAAAAGTTGCAGGTATTGCAGAGCAAGAAATAAAATATAAAACTGCGGCCGATCCTGCAGTTTATACAATTGGTACAGTAGGTACAGTAAACGATGATCAAACTAATTGGATCGACGAACATGTAGGCGAACTGTGGTGGGATGTAAGTACCGCAAAATACATGTGGTATGAACAAGGTTCTGAAATTTATAAAAAGAACAATTGGGGACGATTATTCCCTGGTGCATCGATTGATGTATATGAATGGGTAAAGTCAGATCTATTACCTAGCGAATGGGCTGCTCAGGCAGACACAAACGAAGGCCTTGTAAGGGGAATCTCTGGACAACCTAAATACCCTGATAATTCTATTCTGTCAGTTAAACAAGTTTGGAATTCTCTTACAAATTCTTTTAACAATGTTTATTATTTCTGGGTAAAGAATAAAGTTACTGTTCCTGATGTAAAAAATAGAAGAATAAGTTCTTATCAAGTTGCAAGTTTAATTGCTGATCCTGTTGCCAACGGCATCAAGCATGTTATGGTCTTGGCTAAAGACAGTGTAGCATTTGCTAATATTAATACTAGCCTAGTAGGTTCTTATATACATGCAAACATTGCTGTAGACAGTACCAACAATTCAGTTCCGAGACATACAGAGTGGATTTTAATTCGAGAAGGCGATCCGAATAGTATTCCTACGCCTCTATTGAACAAAAAATTGTTCGACAGTTTATTAGGTCACGACGAACAAGGAAAGTTAGTTCCTGACCCCGATTTGTCGTTTAGAAGCAAATACGGAATTGGTATTCGTCCTCAACAGACTTTGTTTAAAGATAGATTGCAGGCTCTTCGCAATCTTATTGATTACACAAATTCTGTGTTAATCGATGAAAAAATTACCGGTAATTTTAGCTTTGAGAATTTATTATCTTTTGAACAAATTCCGGATATTACTGATCAAGAGTACGATTTATTAATTGACGATATTTCTGAATTAGAATTAATAGACACAACTAAATTTGAAAGAGCCCAATTAGTCTGTGATTTGTATAACGGAAAAATAGTTTCAGTTGAAATTACAAATCCTGGTTTCGGGTATTCTGTTGCTCCTACTGTAAAAATTGCATCAAATACCGGGAACGGGGCAGTTATCAAGACTGAGATAGATGCTGTCGGCAGAGTAGTAGGTGCAACAATTGAAGATAACGGTCAAAATTATGTAGACATTACTTTAGAAGTAAGATCTCATAGTGTCGTTGTAAGTGCTGATTCGAATTACGGCGGGCGCTGGACTAAACACGATTTTGAATATAGAAATAGATATTGGATCAGAACACGCACCCAGTCTTACAACACACCGTTATTCTGGAAATATGTAGATTGGATTAAAGATACCTATGATGGTTATAAAGACTATAGGTATGTAGTAGATAACACCTACGAACTTAGCAGAATAACAGAAATTGATCCCGGCGATTATGTAAAGATCAAAAATTATGGCGACGGCCGATATATAATTTTAGAAAGAGTTGCCGATGACCAAGTTGGAGATTATTCTACCTCGTATGACATAATCTATAGTGAACGCGGAACAATTCAAATTTTAGATACAATATGGGATTATACCCAGAGTGATTATTCTTATGATGTCGGTACCCTAGAAGAAACATTGTATGATCAGCTACCTGATCTAGAACTTAATTTTATTTTAACCGCACTTAAAGATGATATCTTTATAAAAAATCTAAAGGTATATTGGAATCTATTCTTCTTCAAGGCATTAAAATATGCGTTAACTGAACAGAAGTTATTAGATTGGGCATTTAAAACTTCTTTTATTTCTGTAACCAATACTATTGGAGAATTGGACCAGAGATCAGTTTATAAGCTGGACAACGAAAAATATTTCGAAGAATATATTAACGAAGTAAAGCCTTATAGAACAAAGGTTAGAAATTATGTTTCTGAATATACCTATTTAGAAAATACCGGTATACATACAACCGACTTTGATCTTCCTTCCTACTACAATCCTTTAACTGGTAATTTTGAAACAGTTTCTTTAGGCAATTCTTTACTAAACGAATATCCTAGAAAAGATTGGTACGACAATTACAAGTATGAAGTTACTGATGTATTAATTGCCAACGGCGGTTCGGGGTATACTCAAAGACCGATAGTAGTCTTTACAACTGCAACTGGTGATACAGGTTCCGGCGCTGCTGCCGAAGCATATCTACGAAATGGAGAAATTTATAATATAGTAGTTACTAATCCGGGGTCTGGATATGTTACTCCTCCGATTATTTCTTTGATTAACGGCGGCTCAAATGTTGTATCAGCAACCATGTCAGTCGTAATAGGTAATAATCCTGTAAGAAAAAATAATATTAAATTAAAATTTGATAGAATAGGATTAAACAACGAAATTGGTGAATCTGTAATTACCGAGACATTTACCTGTCCTGGTGAAGTATCATCTTTTGAACTTAAATGGTTAGCCGATCCGGACAAATCAACTATTGTTCCTTTGCTTGACAAAAAACTGGTGTTAGGAGCCGACTACACAATAGAATATTATCGTGTAAGAGATAATGGTTCTACTAAAAAATACTGTAGATTTAAGTTTTTAAATTATCTTCCCGGACTTGGTCAAACACTACAAGTAACATACAAGAAAAATATTGAGTTATATAATGCTGTAGATAGAATTGACAACTTTTATAATCCAACAGAAGAAATGCCTGGCAAAGAATTGCCATTGTTAATGTCGGGTGCAGAGTATAGTAGTTCTGTAATTCAAGGATTGACCTTTGATTATAGTCCTCCGTGGGGACAAGGAATATATGATGTTAACTCAGCGTGGTCTGATTTAACAGATTATTATGCCAGTTCTTATCTTATTAAGACTGCTCCATATGGTACATCGACATTGTTCTTAAGTACCTTAACTGGAATTTCTGTTGGACAAAAAATTACACTTACAAATACAGCAACAAATTATATTAAGAAAAATATGAGTGTTGCAAGTGTTAACACAGCAACTAAATCTATCAATTTAACAGATTATCGTTTTAGAATTAAACGTATCTGGGCGGATACATTAACTACCACAGGAACTGTTGTTTTCTATACAACAGAATACTTTGGTGGAGATATTAAAGTTGGTGACATTGCTGATATTAGCGGAGTTAATAATGCAACATTAACTGGATTTAACGGCAGATATGTTGTCACAGGAGTCGGTAATGATAGATTCACCGCTGTAGGAACAGGGTCACACGCTACTTCTGTGCTGTCTACTACATCGGCTCGTACATTATCTACAACTGCTTCTGTTTATATTCCAAGTGTCTTACAAGAAATTAACACCTGGACAGTCTATGAAATTTATAGAAACATAGATACAGTATCTAATACTTCTACGGTATTTTACGACACCGGAATTCCATATAATGCGGCTTCTACTGCTTCGGTCTATTTAAACGGCGACACAAATTCTTTACCGAATTATCCAGTATTAGCAGAATACTATCTAACAAGCGCCACTGCAACTGGAAACTTAGGAGTTACTATTTTCCTTCAAGGAACTACTAATATTCTTGATGTTGTAGTTCACGGATATCCTAAGATTGAATTCTGGAAAGACAATTTTAATGTAAACGGAGTTGATACTGAATTGTCGGCCGGTTCATGGGATAGTGCCGGTAATTTTGTCGGAGCACTTGGAGTAAGTCCAGTTGATCTTGTTAGGGACGGTGCAGGATTTATAAGTGTTGAACACGGACATGCTCCTGAAGAACATGTAAAAGGTAATGTATTAGATTCTGTAGGCATAAGTGTTTACACACAAGATAACTTTAGCTCTCCGTTAGTCGTTTCTGGAACTGTTCCGGTATATCAAGGTGTTACATCGGTATCTAAATTATCTCAAAAGATCAATGAAGCAGTCGGTATAACTGTGGAATACAAAGGTGCAATATTTGATCGATTAACTGAAACACCCGACCCCGAAACTGTTGGCCCTTATTATAGTCCCGAAGCTGCGGTACCTATTGGAGTAACAGGTTCTCCTATTGCATCCGCGGCCGGTGATGATACGTTTACTGGACCTTATTCGTTAGGATTTGGTTGGAATATGTTTGGTACTGTCTATAATGAGGTTTATGTTGGTACAAACGGCTATCTAACATTCGGCGGCGGAGATAATGAGTATACTCCTTTAAACATAAATGCCCTTGAAAATCCGTCAATCATGGTTATGTATTGCGATTTATGGCAGGCTATCGGAATTTTTGATCAACCCCTTGAGAATGGTCAGGCCCCTGGGTTATGGTTTGATTCTGGTACAGTTGGTAATTTTAATTATTGGAGATTAAGATTCCAAGGTAGTCATTATCAATACAGAAATAATAGTCCCGAGTTGCCAACATATCAATATGAAGTTGGTTTATACTCTGATGGTACTAACCAGTATGTTGAAATGATTTTTGAAAATACATGGAGAGAAGTTGCTACACTAACTAATGAGCCAGGATTTATTACAGGCATTGCTTCTCCGAACGGTGCAGAAAATGTTGAAGTTTCGTGGACTTCTATTCAGAATAATACCAGTCATGTATTTTATAGTACGTCAGACGGCGGAGATTGGAGATATGCCGGTCAAGGAAGATTTGATCCTAACAAAGATCCATTTAACTTTACAGCAACTAATCAATTCTTTGTATATGAAGACAAATTGTATATAGCACCTCAGTTATCGGACGGAAGAGCTGGATATACAATGATTACGATGGGAGGTTCTTACTATCTAGATAGTAATATTGCTTCTGTTGTTGGTGAGTCTAGTGTTGCAATTCCTAGTTTGTCTAGTATTGAAGATGTTAAGAGTGCATACGTAACTGTTAATGGTGTTCAGATCGATTCGATTAACACTACAACAGATTACGGTTATATGCTTGAACCATATGGCGATAATAACAATAGAGCCAGTGTAAAGATTTATAACATGTCTACAGGTAGCGTAAATGCTCAGGCTTGGTTCTTTGGTATTAACTATCCTGAATTTAATGGAATGTGGACTGAGATATTTGCCATCGACACTGCAACATCATTATTAACAATTACAAATATGGTGTCGACTCTAGAACCAATAAGTTCTCAGATATTGGTCGAACACGAACCATCATTTGGACAAGGTAGGTATCGACTGTATCCACCTGATGTAACATATTATCAAATTGGCGGAAATCAATTAACATATGATATCGGTCCTGAGATGCAACCTCCCGGTACTTATGATATTAATAATGTTAAAGTTTACGCTAATGGCGTGCAATTACGATCTGGCTTTGATTATACAGTAGACGGTAATAACGGTCAGATTGTATTAGCATACGGTTTATTAGCTAACGGCGACACTATTGCTATTGAAAGTTTATTGGATTACGATTATGTTGTAATGGGTAATCAGGTAATATTCTCAAATCCTAGTCAACTAGCATCTGGGTCTGTTAAACTAACAACCTTTAAAGATAACTCTGGTATAATGCTAAGATCGGAACGATTTAATGGCAATGCTAGTGGCAGGTATGTTTTAAGTTTGCCTGCATTGAGCGCCAGTTACATATGGGTTTATATTAATGGATCTCAGATTACAGCTGGGTCACAATATGAATTGTTGCCAGATCTTAAGACTGTTCAATTGAGTGAACTAATAGTGGCTGATCCGGGCGATGAAATTTTAATCACTGTTATTAATTCTCCTAAGAACACTAATATTGTTTTAGGTTATAGAATGTTCAAAGATATATTTGACAGAAATAACTACACTAGAATTTCAGAATTCTACTCAACAAGACTAACAAAAGAACTTAATGTCGACGATATTGAGATTGAAGTTGAAGATTCTTCTCGATTAATACCTCCTAACCCTGCTCAAAATGTGCCCGGAGTGATTTACATTGATAGCGAGCGTGTTGAATTCTTTGAAAAGAGAGATAATAAACTTTCTAATCTAAGAAGAAGTATGTACGGTACAGGTCCTGCAACTTTCTCAGAAATTGGCACTAAGGTTGTTGATCAAAGTTTACAGCAGCAGATTCCTTATGCTGACAAAATGTTTAAGCAATATCATGTTACTAGTTCAACTACTGGTACCTACGTATTAACTACGGTTACAAATACCTACAATACTTACACCTTTGTAATTAGTACATCAAGTTTTGAATTTAATACAGGATCTATATATGCATCTTGGGGTGACGGAGTACAACTTAAAAATTCCGCAGCCTATAAAGATCAGATCACAGTTCGCTATGGAGGAAGACCCTTACGTAAGAACAGTATTGAGGTACACGATAGGACAGTTTCTTATTATACAACTGTTACAAGTCTTGTTACTTTACCTCCAGAATTTGAAGTTGAATACAATTCTACAACTGGAAACTATGAACTCAAGTTAAATATTGCTGATTTTGTACCAGGAGTTAGAGTTGATATTGGCCACACTACAGGAACAGTATGGCAAGGAACAATGACTAGTTTGCTTGTTGCTGATAGCATACAAGCCGAATTTATAAGATTCAAAACAGCAGAATTACCAGACGAGTATTATTATGGTGGAACTCCTGCTCTAACAGATAATGCAAATTTTGAATTAACTGATGATGATGACAACCCATTAGAAGGATATTAAGATGCCGAAGATTACGCAATTACCTTTTATCACAACAGGAACTACTGCTACTAGTTTCTTAATGGTTGATGAAAAGGCAACTAGAAGAATGAGATATGATGATCTTTTAGATCGTGTTGTTGACGATCTAGGAGGACAAGTATTTTATGGACCGACCGGCCCTGCAGGCCCAGTAGGACCGACGGGCCCTAGCGGCGGCGGCCCAACTGGCCCTAGCGGCGCAAACGGAGTCGGAATTCCAGACGGAGGAAGTACAGGTCAAGTACTAACAAAATTAAGTAATTTAAATTATGATACGGGATGGAGTACAGTTTCTGGTGGAGGCGGAGGTGTTGGGTTAGGATCAAGAATCGTTACAACTGGTAGTAGCATAATACTATCATCAAACACAACTGGAACTTTTACTGCTACTGGATTTAAGAGTTACTTGTTGCAGAAAGTGCAAACAAATGTACCATCATGGGTAAGAATTTATTCAGATAGTACAAATGCAACAAACGATGTTGCTAATAGGCATGAAGGCTACGATCCATTACCTGGCGCCGGAGTTATTGTTGAAGTTATAACAACTGCCGGTAATCTTACACAACTAATCACTCCCGGAGTATTAGGATTTAATAATGACGCTATTCCTGCAACTACGATTTATCTAGCAGCAACTAATAAGTCAGGGTCGGCATCTACAGTTACCGTAACATTAACACTTTTACAATTGGAATCATAATATGACTACTGGTCTAAGAGAATACATTGTTACTTTAAAAGACTACAAGGATTTAGAAAATTTTTACCATGATATGGAAAATTCTTCTACGGTTCGGTTTGTTCCTCGTAGGCCAGTTGGTGTTGCTGATCGTCGACCAGTAAGTAGAAATACACATTATTACCTATACGACGGTGAAGTTGAAAATCTTAAAAAAGATCCAAGGGTTTTAAGTGTTGAATTAAATTTAGAAGAACAAGGTATAACAGTTAATCCAGTGTGGACACAGACTAGTTCATTATGGAATAAATCAAATACTGTGTCCTCAACACATAGAAACTGGGGATTATTACGTTGTTTTGAACAAGTACAGAGGACTGGTTGGGGATCAGATTCCACTACAAACGTCAGTGGAACAATTACCACTACCGCAGACGGCCGAGATGTTGATGTTGTGGTAGTCGACGGACTAATAAATCCCAATCATCCTGAATTTGCGGCTAATGCAGACGGAACTGGTGGCAGTCGAGTAAATCAATTTAATTGGTTTAGTTTAAATTCTCAGGTCACAGGCGGCGCAAACGGAACTTATACATATACACCATATGTTGATTCTAGCTACCCTGATAATAACGGTGACGGTATATCTGATAGAACAGCCGATAACGACCACGGATGTCACGTAGCAGGAACTATTGTCGGAAACACTCATGGATGGGCTAGAAAAGCTAACATCTACAATATTAGTCCGTATGGTTCCTCTCCTAGCGTAATTCCTATTTCTAGATTGGTTGATTATATTAGAGTATGGCATAGAAATAAACCTGTTAATCCTCGAACAGGATTAAAAAATCCTACAATTACTAATCATAGTTACGGACTATCGGTTACTGCTAATATCTCTGATATTACAAAGTTAAGATTTCGGGGAGTTGAATATGATCCTCCTTTTTCAGATTCAGAATTAACCTCTCGTGGATTGTTAGTAAGCGGCACCACAGTTCAAATACCGATTTATAGTGCTTCACTTGATGCTGATATTCAAGATGCTATCAATGAAGGTATTGTATTTGTAGCTGCCGCGGGAAACGACGGACTACCGTTAGACTCGTTCTCTACCACAATCTCGAGAGATTATAACAACTATATAGAACGATTTGGTTCAGTTCTTACTTATTATTCTAGGGGTACATGGAATAATCCTAATGTTATTGTTGTCGGATCGGTTAATTTGTTATCAACAGAAAGAAAATCTACATTTAGTTCAACTGGACGTAGAGTTGACTTATATGCCCCAGGCGAAAGAATTATAAGCTCAGTTAATTCCACAGTTTACACTACAGTTCCGGATTCTCGAAATGGTACATATCGATTATCAAAGTTTAGTGGAACTAGTATGGCATCTCCTCAAGTTGCAGGTGTATTAGCTTGTGCAGCCGAGCATTGGCCTACAATTAAAAATTCAACAGCTAAAGAATTCATTATCAATTCGGCAAGACTTGGTCAGTTAACAACTACGTCTGGAGGTATTGGAGACCCTAATGATTTAATTAATGGTGAAAATAGGTATTTGGCCTTTTATAATCCTCGCCCATTAGAAGGGCAAGCAGCACCTAAAGTAAATCTTGGGCCTAGAAAAACAGCAGGTCAAGTTTGGCCTAGAACTAACATTTTACGTTACGGAAGGTGAGATCTAAATTTTTAGATGCATAAATATTGGTACGGATGAAAAACATGAACAATTTGTCAAAAGATCACAGCTCAGTAAGTATTCAGGGTCATATAAAAATTTATGATCCGATTTCTAAAGAAATTTTTGTGAATAAACGAAATGCTATTCACTATGAAAACTTTTCTATAGCACTTGCACAGAGTATTTCTAATCAAGGAGAAGGCCCGATTGCCGAAATGGCATTCGGTAATGGTGGAACACGAATCGATAATACTGGTATAATTACCTATTTGACTCCTAATAATGTCGGTTCTGGTGCAAGCCTTTACAATCAAACTTATTATAAAACAGTTGATGCTAAAAGTTCTTATAGTCTAGATCCTGCTAGAAACTTTATGGAAACTAGACATATAGCAGGTACAATTTACACTGATGTTCTAGTTAGTTGCTTATTAGATTTTGGTGAACCTGGTACACAGGCTGCTTTTGATAATGAAACAAATTCGGACGGCGAATTTGTTTTTGATGAGCTCGGGTTAAGATCATATAACCCTGAAGGCCCTAATACAGGAATGTTGTTAACTCATGTTATTTTCCACCCTGTTCAAAAATCATTAAACAGAATGATACAGGTAGATTATACTGTAAGAATTCAAAGTTTGAGCACTGGAGCATAAGATGGCAAATTCCTATACTCTTAGATTTTCAGATCCAACTAATACCGGAACTATTGAAGTTCTAGGAACGTCAGTCGGTCCAGGAAAGAATAACTATGATACTAGTCTCGATTTAGTGGGACCCGGATATAACAATTATGGTCTTGATACTGCACAAAATTTTTTAAAATTATTGGAAAATTTTGCTGGCCCTAATCCTCCAGCAAATGCTGTCAAGGGACAATTATGGTATGATACCAGTAATCCGGCAAGAAAAGTATTAAGAATTAACAATGGCGAAATTACCAGTAACAGATGGCCGGCTGCAAACGGAATATATCAACAGCATTCGGATCCTACACTAAGTTATAGTGCAGGTGTAACCTTAGGTGATATATGGGTTGATACTTCGGCCAATCAATTAAAAATTAAAAGTTCGACAGGATGGACTATTGTTGGACCTCAAGTAGAAACTGGTATTAGTAAAACAGGACCAGAAGTTGTTGTGGTCGAAAGCAATACCAATGAAAGTTATCCTATAATACTTAATTGGGTTAACGGAAAAGTAGTTGAAATAATTTCAAATGATGAGTTTACACCTAAAATTGTAATTGATGGTTTTACTACAATTAAAAAAGGTACAAACTTAACTTCTAAAATTGTTGCACGATATAACGGTGTAGCAGAAAGTGCAGCCTCATTATATCTTGCACCCGGTGTTACAGTAAAAGCATCTGATGTATTAAAAAATAAATCTACAGCGATTCCTCAAATACACACTGGTACGTTTGTCGTTGAATCTTCAGCTGGTCTGTATGTTAGAAAAGATGTTCTTAACAAGCCAATAAGAATTTATAATACCTCTTCAGAAGCATTAATTTATTATTCTAATACACAAAGTTCTACAATGAAAGTTGGTATTAAAGATGAAATTAATGATAAGTCTTTTATAAAATTTACATCAGGTGGGTTTATAGGCGTTAACAACGGCGTTCCTACTGTCAGTTTAGATGTAGCAGGATCTGGTAAATTTTCAGGATCTGTAAATATTACAACTACGACTAATTCGGCTTTAGTTGTTGCTGGTAGCGGATCTTTTGGAAAATTATTAACTGCAAATACTTTAACAGTGGCAACTACTTCGTCTTTTGCAGGAAAAATGAAGCTAGGAGTTATAGGTGGTAGCGGGTCAATAATTGAACCTAACGAAAATGATAGCTACGATCTAGGTAGTTCAAGTAAAGCCTTTAGAAGAATTTATGTTTCTGAAATTGCATCAACTGGCACCTATGTTTATATTAACGGATCAGTAAACACTGCAACAACTTTAGCAGTAGCACGCGAGTTTAAAGTAACTGGACACATGGCAACTGCTGGTGGCTATAACTTTAACGGCAGCGGAAATATTAATCTAGTTGTTACTGCAACTTCGTTGATGGTAACTGGACAGTCGTTGACTACATCAACGACCGCTACACAAACATTAATGGTAGTTAATACTGCAACTGGTGCCGGTACTGGTCTGCAAAAAATTAGTAAAAAAGACTTTTTAGCAGATGTTTATGCACAGGTGTTCCAGCCAGGTATGATTATTCCCTACGGAACATCTACATTAACAATGTTAATTGGCAACGAATTTTTGTTATGTGACGGATCTAGTTATCCTATAACAACTCACCCTGACTTATTTGGTGTTATTGGATACGGTTATGGCGGCGCCGCGGGTAATTTTAGTGTGCCTAACATGATGAATATAACAACTGCAACAGGTGGAAGACCTGTCTATTACATTATAAAGACATAAAAAATGGCATACATAATTTATAATAATGACGGTTCGATATTAACTACTATTGCAGATGGTACAGTAGATTCTTTATCAACGTCTTTAGATCTAGTAGGAAAAAACGTTAACAATTACGGACAATATTTTAATACAAATTTTACCAAGCTGTTAACTAGCTTTTCAAATGCTACACCCCCGGCCTATGAAAAAACAGGTCAATTATGGTACGATACTAGTAAGCCGACTAACAAAGTTTTAAAAATTTATAATGGAACAGAGTGGAAACCAGTTTACGGTGCTACTATTAGTTCAACTCAGCCTATTTCTACAAGTTCTGGAGAACTTTGGTTTAATCCAACAAGCCAACAATTATATGTATTCACTACATCTACTCCTACAGGACCTTGGAATTTGATTGGTCCAGCAGTGTCCGCTCAATTAGGAAAGTTTGGAGTGGAACCGTCGAGAGTAAAGATTTACGACAATGATTTTAATGCTGAACAAAAAGCCAGTGTGGTTTATTCTTATGGATCTCCGACGGCCCTTATAACTACAGCTTCATTTAAGATGAGTGCAAGTAGTTCTACAGTTTATTTTAATAGTGGTGTGGTTACTCCTGTAGTTAAAGGTGTAACTGTTATTGATGATTTAGATGTTAAAGGCAATCTGTTTGTAAGAGGACGTCACAAGGTTGATAAGTCATTAACTGCATATTTTGAAGTTAATGCATGGGCAGATCCTATTGGATCTGGTGTTTCTCAGGCAGAAAGATATAATAGTCTTAATAGATCAAATGCTACATTAACTAATGTAATTTTAGCAGGGTTATTTCCTAATACTTCAACGCATTATGATGTAAATTCCGAAGCAAGAGTAGTTTCTGTTTATAGTACTGGATCTTATAGAAGTACAACAATACGGCATTTTAGGTTAGAAGAAGTGATCCCAGGAACATTGGATTGGAGACCTTATAATCTCTATACTGCAACCTATATAGCTAGTACATTGACAAACATTATTTCAACTTCATCTTGGACTTATTAATATGCCTTACATTTTAAATAAAACTGACGGAACCGTTTTAACAACAGTTCAAGACGCATCATTAGATATAACTACAGATTTATTTTTTGTAGGTAGAAATTATGCAGGTTACGGTGAATGGCAAAACGAAAACTTCTTAAAACTTTTAGAAAATTTTTCTAATGTTATTCCGCCACAAAAACCAATTAAAGGCCAATTGTGGTATGATGTAACAAATAGAAGAATTAATGTCTACGACGATACTAATTGGAAATCTGTAGCAAATGTTGAAGTTAGCAACACCAATCCTGCAGGTACTAAAGAATTTGTATCAGGCGATTTATGGTTTGATAATCGTGAGAAACAATTATATGTTTTTAACGGTGAGGATTTTATATTAGTTGGTCCTCCAAGCGGTTCTGATACTAAGGCTTATTGGAGCGGTGACGTTGAATACGGCGAAGAAGATCCTGGCACACCTAAGTTTAATATTAAAGGTATAATTGGAGCAAACAATGATGTCATAGCTGTTGTATCGGCCGAAACATACACTCTTGCACAGCCTACTCAAGAGCCGTTTCCAAGATTTCCAATTTATACTTCTGAAACAACTGCTACAATCGCAAAGGGAATTACACTCATTGGGTCTGACTATATTACAGGGGAATCGGCATCTAAAGGCGTTTATTTCTGGGGTAGTGCTCGACATGCGGTAGAAGCAAATACCGCAACCTTTGCAATAGGATTTTCTTTAACTCCTACTCCAGTTACTAACAATATTTTACCAATTCCTTATACAACATCTACTGTTGCCGGTCAGGCATCTGCTGTTTATACAACTAGTTCTTTTTATTATAATCCTGGAGACAATAGTGTAACAGCTTCCTTGTTTAAAGGTATTGCTACCAGCGCCTATTACGCCGATCTAGCAGAAAGATACGCATCTGATGCAGTGTATGAGCCCGGTACTGTGGTTATAATTGGCGGCGACAAAGAAATTACTACAACCATTGTTAGAGCAGATACTGCTGTGGCAGGAGTAATTTCTGAAAAGCCTGCATATATGATGAACAGTGATGCTGGCACTGATCTAACTCATCCTTATGTGGCACTAGCTGGTCGTGTAAAATGTAAAGTACTAGGTCCTGTGAAAAAAGGTCAACTACTAGTTTCCGGTCCTAAACCAGGTTTCGCAATAGCAGCGATAGTTGGAGACCACCCGTCTGCTGTTATCGGAAAAGCACTTGAATCATTCGACGGAACTGAAGGAACTATTGAGATTAAAGTTTAAACAGCCATGGGTGCTTTAATTGAGCTATGACTTTCATATCCAATTAAGTGAACGTCATCCATTGTAAACTTTGTAATATCTTGAACTTCTGGATTTAATTGCAGAAACGGTAAGTTTAGCGGTTCTCTTGCTAGTTGTTCTTTTACCTGATCAATATGATTTTCGTAGATATGAGCATCGCCTAATGTGATAATAAGCTCGCCGACTTTTAAATTGCAGACCTGTGCAATCATATGTGTGAATAAAGCATACGACGCAATGTTAAAAGGAACTCCTAAAAACATATCAGCAGATCTTTGATACATTTGGCAACTTAATTTGCCATTACTCACGTAAAACTGAGACATTAAATGGCAAGGAGGCAATGCCATTAATTCTAATTCTCCGGGATTCCATGCCGTAATAATATGTCTGCGTCCATATGGATCTGCTTTAATTCCCTCAATTAAGTTTTGAAGTTGATCTAAATTTTGTAAGATAACTTTATTAATTCGAATTAAAGGTTGACGCCATTTACGCCACTGAACACCGTAAACACGCCCGAGGTCACCGGCGTGTCTTTGCAGCCGACGTTTAACCCAATAGTCAGCAGTAGCATTGTCAGTCCATATAGTTTTTTTATCGCTATTTCGGCTACCGTGTAGTATTTCTCTTAATCTAAACTCGTCTCCGCTTCCTTCAATGAACCACAGTAGCTCGCTTACTACAGCTCTCCATGCTAATTTTTTTGTTGTAATAGCAGGGAATCCTTTTGAAAGATCAAACCTCATTTGAACTCCGAACTTGCTGATAGTACCTACGCCTGTTCTGTCCGGTCTATGTTCACCGGTATCTAATATTGATTGAAGAAGATTTAGGTATTCAAATTCTGGATGTGTCATAGGTTATATTCTTTAATTGTATATTTTATTGGATCAGTAAATGTAGCATGTTCTGTAACTTTTGTAAAGTTCTCTTGAACATAATTTAAGTCAAAGAAGGTGTCGCATTTATAATCAGCATCAATTTCTGTAATATAAAATCGATCTACAATGTCTAGATAATGCTGATAAACGGCACTTCCGCCGATAATATAAATTTCTTTATAAGGATAAAAAGTTTTGCAGTAATCTAATAGCCAGTCAGTGTCTGGTGAACAACAATCTGCTCCTTCGATTTTTGATCTGCTTAAAACAAGATTAATTCTATTTGGCAAAGATTTAGATCCTATACTATCCCAAGTCTTACGACCCATGATTACGATTTGATCTGTTGTCTGTTCTCGAAACCATTTCATATCACCCGAAAGGCGAGGCCAGGGCATAGAACCATTAAATCCTATGCCCTGGTTACGTTCAACTGCTACTATACAATTGATCATTAAGCCTCGGCTTTTGCTGTCTTTGCCTTTTTAACAGGAGGTTCCATTTCGTCAGCTTTCTTACGAAGAGCCTGCGCTTCTTTGAATAACTTATCAGCCATCGAACGAAGAGCCGCCGCATTAACTACGTCGGATTCGACTGCTGGACTCGATGTAGTTAATTCAGTTGGAACAATAATTTCTTCAGCTTTTGCTGCCTCTTTAGCAGATTCTTCCGCTATTGCTAGTTCGTCGACTGTAATACCTTTTTGTTCGGCAATCATCTTGTTGAGTTCGTCTAGTTGAATCTGTGTTTGAGGGTTAGGAGTCATGAGTACAAGACTAGTGGGAACTTTCTTTAGTTGACCACGTGCATGAAGCCATCCCAACATAACTTCGCCGTCTGGAAATCGACGAGCGGCTAGAATGTCGGCCAGTTCATTTGCCTGTTGCCCCGAGTCGCTCTCAATGAGAGCCATAAGTGAATCGTGATAGGCATCGGGTAACCCGTTTGTGCCTACTACTAGAGCACTGTTAGGTTCTCCAGGTAGTGTTCTATAAACAACTGCTACACGAGCAGAGTTGTTCTTCATTTTTCCCACATGTTTCATATGTATCCCCTAATTATTTCTGTGTGGCAGGCGGGACAGGTTGATCTCCTTTAGGCGGTGCCACGGTGTTTAGGAAAGTGTTGAGCTTGTCAAAAGCTGCTCCGACCCCAGATACTTCAGATGCACTGAATGCACCTCTACGCACTGCTACATCAACGATGGCACGTAGATTTGCTAGATCAGTGATTGTAAGATCTGGTTGCTGAGGAGGAGTACCAGTTGGCATTTCCGGTGCTGGGGGAGTTGGTTGTACTGTGTCTTGGGTTTCCATTTTAAAATATATCCTTTTTGTTATGTAAAAATTGACATCCTAATGAAAGCATGGTTAATTCTTTAGGATCTTCAACACCTATAATAGTTACAGATGTTATTTTCCTATTGTCATCTAATCCATGTTTAATCTGGATAGCATATCTACTATTTAAATTGTATTCGATCCAATGTTCTATATTTTTGGTATCAACTTTATGCTTGACAGTAATTTTAGAAAAATGGTTAGGAATAAACTCTAATTTTCTTACTCCTAATACATTTAACGGATTTACTGTTCCTCTATTTAGAGACATAAACTACCTACTTTATTTATACCTATTTTTCTATGACAAATTAAATTTTGCCTTATTTGTAATAGGCAGTTTGTCCGAATGGTGCAACGATAGAATCGTTTCCATGGATTACAAACAATGTATCGCAGTAATCTTCATCGCCCCAGCTACCGCATGGATATCCATCGGTGAACATGATAAACTTTTTCGGAGTAATTTCTTGATCTTGCATGAACTTCCAATTAGCTTCGAAATCTGTACCACCACCGCCGGCACATTCATATTCCATAATTTCGTCGGCATTGTCACCAGTAAATTGAGCATAGTTGTAGATTTCAGTATCGAAGCACCAGATATCTAGTTTGAAATCTACGTATTCATCCATAATACCTTTGACTTCGCTGATAAAATCTTTAGCCATTGCATCGCTGATACTACCGCTCATGTCGATGGCGATCGAAACGTCAATAGTTTCTTCGTTCATCATTCCTGGAAGAATAGCTCCGGAATGTTGACTTTTGCGGTTCGGACGCCCGAAGCTGAAATTGCTTTTAAGAATACTTTGAATATTCATACGCAACAGTTGACGCCAATCCATTTTAGGCTCGGTAAAATCTTTAATCAATCGAGCTACTCCGGCAGGCACCCTGCCGGCACCTGCAGCCTGTGCGGCTGCTACCATTGCTTCTTTAATTTCGTCTCTAATCTTTTTCTTTTCTTCAGCAGTTAATTTAGGACGCTTACCCTTACCTTCTTGATCGCCATCACCTTCACCGTCGCCGTCTCCTTCACCTTCTTCGTCACCGAGGTGTTCGTCAAGAAGTTCTCCGAGTTGACTGAGATCGATTTTTTCTGCTCTTTCGTAGAGGTCGGCATAAATTTCTTCATAGGCCTTACCGCGATATCGATCGTCTTGAAAAATTTGTAGGAAGTGAGGAACAGTACCGATGCGTTCATCTTTAAGGATTTGATTGACAGCATAGTCTGCGGCAATATTGCTCAACTGAGGATCGCGTCCATCTCGACGGCCTAGATGATCAAATACGTTGTGCAGAACTTCGTGTGCAAAGCCGAATTCGCATTCTTTAGGAGTGAGTTTGTTTACAAATCCATAATTAAAATAAAAAGTTCGTCCGTCAGTGGCCAGTGTGGCACACCAATCGCTGGCGTCGACTAGTTTCATTCTGGTAGCAAGATTGCCGAAGAACGGGTGACGAAGCAACAGGCCGACTCGAGCAGTGATCAACTTGTCGAGAATTTTAGCTTTTTCGGAAGAACTAAATTCCTTGCCAAGCCAGTCTTGCTTTTTTTGCTTTTCCTGTTTCATTACTGCGCTCATTGTATAACTCCTTAGTATTCTACTATTATATACTCTTTTTTGCCAAATAGCAAGTAAAAAGGGCCCTTACGGGCCCAATTTTAGCCTTCCATTGCTTGGATAATGTACTTTCCGTATTTGTCATGGAACTTGTCAAAGTTCTTGAGCTTGCTAGCATCAAATGGCAGTTGATAGTTAGTAAGTGCAACCTTAGCACCCATAACAACTAGCTCAGTTGGGAAATTATCCATCATGAAACCAAAGAAGTTGTCGGCCATTGCATCCCAATCTTTAGCCTTCTTTTTGTCAGCTTCTTGAAGCTCGTAGCACAGACTAATGGTTAAAGAATACATCGCAGAGATTTCTTTGATATCAAACTTCTTAACCTTGCCTGCTAGAATGTCTTCGGGCTTAGGCATTTGCTTGGCAACCTTACGGTGAGCCATAAACTTCACAGCAAGGCCTTCTCCGACTGCACCTGAGATAAGATCGGTAAGAGTGTTTTCGCTGACATCGTCGTCTTCGAGCAATTCGCTGACAAACGACCAAGAACGAGGGGTAGCAAATGCCTTGCTAGAACCTTTCGGATCGAAGTCATACAGATCCTGTTTAGCAAAACCAACATAACCTACGACCTGTTCGTGGATTCGATTCATGACTGCCCATTGATGCCAGTCGTCAAAATCTACACGGAGTTCAATGTGAACAAAACGGTTTGCCAGCGGAGCAGGCATACGGTAAGTAACGCCCTTGTCAGTTTCGCGGTTACCTGCGGCAACAATACTAACACCCTTGGGAAGTACATAAGTACCGACACGACGATTAAGGATTAGCTGATAAGCAGCCGCTTGAGTAGCAGGTGCCGCAGAGTTCAATTCGTCAAGGAATAGGATAGCAGTAGATTCGGGATCAGTAGGCAATTCAGCAGGTGGCGCCCAGCTCATAGTATTAGCTTGGCTATTGTAATAAGGAATACCTTTAATATCAGTAGGTTCCCAGAGACTCAATCGAACGTCAATTACATCGCGGTCTTGCTCCTCGCCAATTTGCTTGATAATATCGCTCTTACCAATGCCCGGAGGACCCCACATAAAAATAGGACGTTGCTTTTTAATAGCTTTACGGATAGCCGCCTTGGCTTCGTTGGGGCTAACAGTACGGTTAGTTGAAATAGATTCTTTTGCCATGATGTCTTTCAAAAAAGTTGAACAAGTTGCTTACTGTTCTATTAGTATAGCGTCAATGCACTGACTTGTCAATAGTTTCTTGATTTAGCTTGGATTTTTTCTTAGCTTTATAGAATTTTTGAATGTTGCCAGAAAACAACACTAATTGAACTGCCAGTCGTTCGCCGAATACCCAAATTTTTCTATTAGTTACAAAAAATGGACATTCGATGTTTTGATCTAGCCAAATTATGAAATCGTTGGTCCATTGAATTTGATCTTCAATTTTGATTTCGTAATATTTGAAACCGACAGATTGTAGTGCTTCTAGACCGGCCGGAGTTAACCTTAATCCGCCTTTTTCTTTTTGTCTAGGATTTATCCAGAGTGCAGGGATATATTTTTTTATGTTTTTTTCAGAAGTATCTTTACCTTGGTGCTCTAACACAATTCTTGTTAGTTCAAACTTCTGATTCATCCTCGACCTTGGTTCCTGTTGTAAGTTTGTATACGGAAAACTCTGTGGAATTGAACATTTTGTTTAATTTTTCCGCAAGATTAAAGGCGTGACCGCTATTGGAAAAACTAACTTTTTTATACTTGGGACCAATTTGTTGGGCAATGAAACTGCTAGTTTTGAGATTTATCGGTTTGTCTTGATAAAAAACTGCCCAAATAGCATCGGCTTCTAAAACTTGTTCAGTTTTATAGTTTTTCTTATTGGTTATCTCTAATAAAACTTTCGGTTTCGGCCGACTCATATACGCTTCCTTAAAAAGTGCGTATATATTTATTCCAATTTAGAATTTTCCCCCATTAAGGTTTACCTGGATCATTTCCTCTGGAGGATTTTGATTTAAATGATCTAAATGTCCTGCTAGTCTGGTCATCACTAATGCAAGGCTATTTTGAAGATCTGTGGCCTCTTTTATGGTTAAAGTTAGGCTTTTTTGATTGCTTTTTATGGCTAATCGTGTCTTATCTAAGAAGTCTTCTATTGGAAGGGTGTTTAGTTGTTTCATATTTTATTAACTACATTTAAAATAGACCTCATTTCCATTTCAGTTTTGTAAGGACCGTGAAATGGATATCTTTCTAATGTAATTAGTTTAGGACAAAAGCTCTTAACCCATCCCTTACGAAATTTAATTACATAGTAGCCTGCACAATATTGACTCTTGCTTTTAGAACTTTTTGCAAACAGGGGCAATTTCTTTTTTACATTATAAACAGGTTCAAACGGTCGAGAACTGCAAGGATATCCATAGATAGAATTTACTATTTCGTCAACCGCAGATTTTTGAGCATCCTCAAGAATGGGAAGATCGATTTCTTTCTTAATATCGTCTAGGGATTTAAATTCAAATTTTTGACCTTTGCGGTAAAAAGAATATCCTTTTTTTCCCTTAGCAATAGTGCCTATTTTTTGAGAATCATTTTTAATGATCCATTCTTTATTAGGAATTATAACTTTACTTACTGCATTCATTCGGCGTACCTCGCATTCAACGGTTCTGCATAGCTCTGCACTTGTTCACTGATCTTTTGAAGATCATATTCAGAACAAAATTTAAGTAGTCTAATACCTACCTGGGCTATATTTTTAACCTTGTGTTCTTCGGCTAAAATAGTTTGATCGATAATTTGTTTAATATTTTCTGGCTGTGCAGTCAGATCGCAGAGCATACTGTTTCTTGAATAATCGTCGAGTACTCGGTGCTCTACTCCTTCATGGTCTACCCATCGTTGGAGCATGAGATTATTCCAGTTGTATCCTTTTGTATTTCGATCAGCAAACGCTTCTCTAAGACCGACCTTAGATTTGGTTCCTTTTTCTCTTACACCCGGATACGCACTAAAGATATTGTCACTGGGATCTCCTCTCATGCATTTTTCAAATAGCAGCCATTCTGGATCAGGTGCCGGCTTTACTTGTTTAGTTTTCTTATCTACAACAGGTTTACCTTTTTCGTCAAAGTACCCTTCGTGTGTGGTAGTAATTCCAGTGACACCGTTGTACTGTCGTACATTGGGCGCAATCAGTTGTGCAAAGTCTCCATCCGTACTAATGACAACGTGATTATCGTGCGGGTGCAATCTAATCCAGCCTGCAATAAGATCATCGGCTTCGAGCTGAGTATTATGCAATACCGTGGTATTAGTTTTATTGATAACAAAATCTTTGAACTGATCAAAAGTTTCCCAGAACACTCGATCTTCTTCTGCTTCTCTAGGACTCTGTGCGGCACGAGCTTCGGAACGTTGACGCTTATAGGGTTCGTAGTAATCCTTACGCCACGATCTGCCTTCGAGACAGAACACCACGTGATCGCCATTAAAATCTCGCCAAGCCTTGCGAACACTGCCGAGAACAGTATGTAAGCTCATACCAACTTTGTCTTCAAGACTCCCCCGAACAACATGCCGAGCTCTAAAAAATGTATTTGCAGTGTCAACCAGAATGTAAGTTTTCATTAACTAATTTCCGAACGTCCGTCGCCTAAATTGTTTACATTGATAAATCCGCTGCCTCTACGATCCATATTAATGTTAGCTTCGGCGCCAACATTCCTACAAAGTTCTTGGAACCATTGATCTACTACAGCTTCTTCAGTTTCGCCAGTGTATCCAGCTTGTCTTAATTCTAACACAAAATACTCATTCCAGTCAAGTTCGAAAAAACCATTTCTAATATTGTCTTTGTTTACATGAGTATCTAAAACGGCTACCCAAGGTTCTTTATTTTCGGTGGCTAATTCTTTAGGTGTTAATTTTGCTAGTCGTTCTTGTTCTTTTGCCAAATCGGCGGCTTTGAGAGCTTCCTTTGCGGCAACTTCTGCTTCTAATTTTTGTCTAGTAGCTTCTGCTATTTCGGATTCAATTTTATCAATACCGAAAAATTTTCTTACAAGTTTTTGCATTAGGTACCCCACTCATTTTTAAACAACGGAACCTGTAATCGGTCTGAATATCTCAATCCGTGTTTCATTGCTAATTCCGCTACACGACGATTATTAAGACTGTATACGCTTTCCACTCCGCCAACTGGCATTAGATAAACATGTCCAGTAAATCCTGCACTGCGATATGCGGCAATTGCACACTCTGCATCAGCAAAGTCTTGTTCTGTAGCAATAACAAATTTTAGATATACCGTTCCGTAATTTTCATAATCACAGACTACTTCGGGTTTGATAGCATCGTCCCACGGTTCTCCACTAACTGGCAGTTTAGCACTGACACTAAAGGTAATTTCTCTTTCAAATTCTGGACGAGGCATTAGCCATTTAACTAGGTATTCTTTAAATGCACTAGTTAGCCTCATTGTGCCATTAGTCTCAAACGTAATCTCTTTAAGATTCTGCATCTTAGGGTGATCTAACAATGCAGGATATTGTTTCTGCCAGCCAAGCAAAGGTTCGCCGCCGGTAATAACTAAATGTTCATCTCGCCATTCCTTGTGTGGCAATATTTCGCAGATACTTTCTGCAATACTGTCTGTTGTGAGCAATGGAGAAAGGTCTTTGAATCTAGGATCCCAACTGGCATAAGAATCGCACCCGGTGCTTACAAGAGGCAGGTCTCGATATTGTTTAAATTCTAAGACACGCTCTGCAATAGCATGTCGTTCGTTAGTTTTCTCGCCTCTCGGCATACCGAATCCGTCGCATGTAAAATTACATCCGAATGTTCTTAAAAAGACACTAGGTACACCCATGTACCGTCCTTCGCCTTGGATACTATAAAATAGTTCGCTTATTTTAATTTTAGCCATTCTTTACCTTTAATGATAATTACAATATTAACTGAATGTTGAATAAAAGTCAACATTATTTAGAACTTATGAATAAACACGTAAAAGTTTTTTGGAACATAACCAATTATTGTACAGGTGGTTGTTCTTATTGCCCGTCAAAATTTTGGGGCGGCGATAAGCCAGAAAGCATTGAAACCTATTTAATTGTAGCTAGAAGAATTGTTGATCATTATGCACGATTAGATAGGGCCATACATTGGAATTTTGACGGAGGAGAGTTATTAGAATTTTTTGATTTTCCCGAATTGTTAAAAATCTGTAAAACAGAAAACTCTACAATGTATTTGAAAACTGCCGGCGGAAAGATGTGGTTAAACTGGTGGGCAGTAGAACCTTATATTGATCATCTAGATCTAACCTATCACTATTGGCAAAATCCTAATTTAGTTAGATTTATTATACAGATATTTCAAAGTAAAAATAAAACTCTAAATATTTCGGTGCCTATAAGGCATGACTTTTTTGAGCAAGACTGCCGACGGGCTAGTGATTTAGAACAAGAACATGGAATTTATGTTAACAAAACTCCGCTGTATATACAGGCCGATACCTTCGGGGGTCTTTACCCTTATACTAAAGAGCAACAAGAAATACTCTTTGGAAAAGAGTGGGTTGAAAATAATTTTAGAGAAGTTCCCTTGACATTTGTGGAAAAACAAGATCTAGCAGTAGCAAACAATCCTAGTTTTACAGGTCAATTGTGTAATTTAGGGATTGAAACAATACGTATTTCACATGACGGTTGGCTTAACGGAAGCAATTGTAACAACGGGCAATACGGAAATATTTTTAAAAGTTTCGAATTGCCTGTTGAACCGCAGGTTTGTAAAATGATTTCTTGTATCAATGGAGCAGATCAACAAATAACAAAATTTCTCTTATAGAAAAACATCGTTAATTTGTCTATTGACTCTAATAAATGTAGTGCATTTACTCAACTGTTTTAGGCTAGGTGCTCCTACATAAGTGCAGGTGCTACGCAATCCTCCAAGAAGATCTAACACAGTGTTTTTTACAGCACCCTTATAAGGGATAGATACAGTCCTTCCTTCACTACTCCGGTATTCAGCTACTCCACCGCTGTGCTTATTCATTGCAGTGTCTGAGCTCATTCCGTAAAATTGTATAAATTTCTTTTCTTCAATTTTAGGAAATTCGTAGTTGTAATCGATACCGCTCATTCTCGGAATCGGATCTAGTTCATTAGTTTTGATATACTTAGTGATCACATTGCCACCGCCTTCATCATGACCGGCTAACATGCCACCTAGCATTACAAAATCTGCGCCAGCTCCGAAGGCTTTAGCGACATCCCCAGGACAAGCACAACCGCCATCAGCAATAATGTGTCCACCAAGACCATGAGCAGCGTCCGCACATTCGATGATTGCAGAAAGCTGAGGATAGCCAACGCCAGTTTGAATACGAGTAGTACAAACGCTACCAGGGCCAATGCCCACTTTAACAATATCGGCTCCACGTAGAATTAACTCCTGTGTCATATCAGCAGTAACTACATTTCCTGCGATAATTGTATGTGTTGGGTATCTTTCTCGAACTTTAGCAACAAAGTCGCCGAAGTGCTCACTGTAACCGTTAGCCACATCAATACAGACAAAATGTAATTCTGGAAAAGTATTTAATATCTGTTGAAGCTTAGTCCAGTCGCGATCACTAGTGCCTGTACTTACAGCACAGTAATTGCCGAATGTAATTTCTTGTTTATTGACAAAGTCTTCTAAAGAATAACTTTTAACAAGACATGTAAACATCCTGTGTTCGTACAATTCTGCGGCCATGTCAAATGTGCCGACTCCGTCCATATTAGCAGCCATGACAGGAACACCGGTCCACTCCCAGCCACTGTGTTTAAATTTATATGTACGTTTTAGTTCAACTTCTTTACGACTTGATAGTGTGCTACGCTTAGGGCGGATAAGCACGTCTTTAAAATCGAGTTTGACTTCGTCTTCGATTCTCATTTTTTATAGTTTCCCTTTTCCGGAATAACATGGCGAACGCCCCCAGTGGGGTCTTCCATATCTCCTTTAAATCGCGGAATTAGATGGATATGCGGCCAATCAACCGTTTGTCCTGCTGCTCTACCGTAATTAAGGCCAATATTAAATCCGTCCCATTCACCGTCGTCGACTTTGTTTTTTCCGTGACGCACGGCATCTTCAAATGCTTCACGAAGAACTCCGATGGTGTTATACTTCGGGACAAATAAAAGATGACCTGGATTTACGGGATACTTATCGAGATAAACTGCAACATGAAAATCTTCTTTTACAATATTATTCCATGGAGCATTACTGTCATCTTTATCGTTAGGGAGATGATTAAAAATTGTATCAATCATTTTTGATAGCTCTGTGAGTTAGATAGATATCGTTGTGAATCCAACGATCGTGTTCTTGACCAGGAACTAAGAATCCCCATTCTCTTTTTTGAGGTCCCGGCATGAACAGTGTCCAACACTCTACACTTTCGCACAGCTCAATACGATGGTAAGAAGTAGCACTGCATACACGGAAATGACCGGGGCCGCGCCACTTTCGTACTTCACCGATTTTTTTACCGTTAGCGGCGAACTGCGGAATCCATTCGTAATATCCGCCTTTAAGAATTAAAGTAGCGTAAGGCCATGGATGATCATGCACATCATCGGGATCTGATTTAAGAAACTTGTGCAGGAACACATTGAATGGAAACCGCTTTCTGTCGCGGAGAAATACATAATAACGTTCGAGATACGGCTCATTGCTTTGTCTATCTAATACAATTCGTTTACGACCTAATCGTTCTAATGTATTTAACAACCATTTCATTTTAGATTTTCCAATAATTTGTCTGCACTAAAAAAGTATTCTTTAAGATCGCTGGCAAGTTTTCTTACCTGCGGAATACGTTTTTCATAATGAGTCATAGTCACAATGATATGATGACATAATTGTTGTCTGTGTGCAAGATAGCTATTCCAATCTTTAGTCCATTCCGAGGGATATTTAAATCCTTCGTGATACATTTCACTATAGCTTAGTCGATCTGGAACCATTGGAATAGCATCAACAATAGCACCTTCATAACAACTGATACCTAGTGTTTCTTGAAGATTAGCACTAAAGACAATCTTACTTTCTCCTAACAAGTTATGATATTCATTTTTAGTCAATTGTTGATCTTGACATACAATGAATTCATATTGTGGTAGCTGTTCTTTGAGATCTCTAAATATCTCAACTTGCTTCTCAGGTGCTATACGATGTGGAAATAGAATAAGATCTCTTTTAGGCATATTCTTATATACCGTAAGAGCATCGTCCATATATTCCATTGGCCAACCAGTTTGTACAATTGTACCGTCGTTCATATATCTCATAGCACCTGTTCTAAAATCAACATTTAGCAGGTTTTCCATGAACATTTCGATATGAAACTTAGTAGCAAAGTAGTTATAGTCAATAGCTTGAAAGAAGCTTTTCTCAGCATGTCTAACCCACGGAGTATTACCGATGAGTCTACCTAAAAAGTCTTGAGGATCATATGACCCAGCGTGCCACAGAGCATGAATCTTGACAGGAATGCCAAGAAGTTCGCTCATGTATTTTAGATTAATGATGCCAGGATGCCAAGCATCAGTAAACAAAAAATGATCGCCAGGCTTAATTGCTCCGGAGCAAAATAAACGACCCATTTGCTCAACTTGGCTAGACTTATAGATATTAGTCCCACCAAAATTGAGAAAGGCGCCAGGAGTAGTGGCACTAGGAATATCTTCAGGACCACTGATAACTTGAATTTGATGTCCTGTCCTTTTAAGAAGTTCTGGTACATGCTTTTTCCATTGTCCTGTGTATCGAGTTTCTACTGCTTCGATATCAATAAGAAAGATTGTCATTCTTTGCTCTTATTAAATTTACGAGGCCTTCTATCGGAATAGGAGTAATTTTGCCCACGAGCAAATTCTTTATATTCTTTACTTCTGTAAAGATCCCTAGGATCATAATTAAGAAGATTAAATCGACAATGATCGAGCCACGCATCGAGGTCATCAAAGATCTTTTCAACTTCCGGTTTCATACGAAGAGTTTTTTGAATATAAGCAGGTTGTGCCATTTTATTTTATGTTTGAATTAAAGAGTTGATGGAAATTTAATGAAGCAGCCATTTTCGCCGTCTTCACTTACGTCAATCCAGATCTCGCGAGCCGGATATCTTGCTTTAATGATTGCATGAAGATCATGGCTAATCATCTCGCAGGATTTGTGGTTGAGCTCAAGTGTGCCATCGTTGTAGCACTTTTCTAGCCAACGTTTAAACTGAATAAACTCAATATCACGATCATCGTGAAATACTTGAATGTAGACTTTAAAATGGAAGATGTGACGATGCGGAGTACCGAGGAAACTAACGTCGTATTCGTCGCCTGTTTTAAGTCTAGGGTCATAATTTGCTGCCGGATACATGTGAATACCTTCTTTACGAAAGGTAACCCATATCATATTAAGTTCATTGCTCATTTGATCAATTCTTTGCAAAGAAGTTGAATTTCGTTATCGGTCATAAAAAATTGATACGTGGATGACATATCAACCTCGCCGTCTTTATTTTTAGATTGTTGAATAAATTCAACAGCATTCATATCGGCAGGTCTTAGACATTTCCACTTTTTAATAGAAAGTCTAAATCCGGCACTATCTTTGATAATAGCTTCGGTCATTATTCACCTTTTTTAGCAGTATTTCTTGGCTTGGACAGAGCCTTGGGCTTTTCTGGAAGGTTGTCTTTCATCATATTATAAATTTCCCACAACTTCCAGTCAATACCTTCGAGCAACTTTAGGAACTTCTCCTCGGTGCTCAATTTGTCGGCTTGTTTTGTAACTTTAGATGTAATCATAGAATTTTATCCCCTTTGTATTTTGTCCAGTCAGTAAAATTTTTTCTATCCATTAGTGTATGTAGACTGTGTGACCATACACCTGGATTGGTTGCTTTAAAATCTTTATCGTCGATTTTTAACATAGTATTGTAGTTCCACAGACGAATATACGGAATTGGTACACGGATCTGGGGAATAAAATTATCGTATTCGCAATAGCCGCTTTCGTGAAATTCTTCGACTTGATTAATCGGAATATCTAATGAACATAGATAATCTTTGTCAAGAAAGTGATAAATCATTTCTTCCCATCGACTATGTTCTTCTGGTGTCTGTGGATTGAAGCTGTGATTAGCTCCGAAGAAAATATGTTTAATATGAGGACGCAGTTTTGATTCGATTGTTGTAATAGATTGGATACCGGTTACAAACAAAGTGTCCATACCGAATGCGGGTGTGTGTTCGACTTCTTGTCCGAAAAAGAATACTACATCTTTTTCGGACCCACTCTCGTAATCACGCTTCATTTTTCTTCTTGCGTTTAGTTTTAACAGTACTAACTTTAGCAGAGTTTTCATACTCTGTCAACGCATTTTGGACATCTCTTAACAGTGCTTCGTCGTCCCATTCGAGCGTCGTCGTTCCATTTTCGTAAGTATAAACGGTAAGGTGTGAGCCCTTTTCTACTTGGGGCCATTCTACTTGTCGTAAAGATTTTGTAGGTTTAGATTCAGCTTTTTTCTTTGTTGCCATTATTCTTCTCCTCCGATGAATTCTTCGCCGGTGTCTACATTGGTTAGTTGAATAGGACCGTAGATCCAGTGCTCAGTATCGTCGTTAGACCAACCATCGCCTTCGAGACCTTCAAACCAATCTTCGTCCCAGAGTGCTTGAATACGCTCTTGCTCTTCTTCGGGCATATCGTCTGGGAACGTCCATTCAACCCAACAGCCGTCGTTCATATCTTCCATTTCCCAATCATAGTCACCGAATAATACTTCATACCCCTCGGGGTTATTTAGATCAATATCGGGTTTTTCTTCGCTTTCGCAGGTCCACGTTCCCCAACGAAACCCTTCGTCTTTAGTTACAGTAACTCCGTCCTTGGACCAGAATTGTCTTTCGACGGCATTCTTTTTATGATAGTTTTGAATTTTCCAGGTAGCCATATTTGTCCTTTAATTGAAATCAGAATCGAAGTTATCTTCACCGTACCACATTACAAATTCTTCTCTAAAAGATTCATCTGTGTCGACATAATGCATTATTGCTTCTTGAGTTTCTTCGTCTAACGACTCGAACTCTTCTTTAAAATAATTGGATTGTTCTGTAGATGCTTGATCTCGAAGCTCCTCAGCAGCTTCCCAATCATCTTCGTCATCTGATTCCATTAGATTATCAGCTTCTTCCCATGTATCCCATGCTTGTTGATGGGCATTTTCATTGATTTGTTGAATAATATCGTATGCTTCATCTTTAGTAATCATGTCATTCTCCTGTGACACTTTCTTCTAAAGCGCGGAGTTCGTCATCATCTGGATTGGCAAGATCAATTTCTTCTTGCTTAGTAACTTCTTCAATTTCAAATAGGCTATTGAATTTGTTTTGTGCAGGACCTCCCTGTAGTCGAGCACCTTCTAACGAACGTAAAAATGGACCAGCTTGTTCAATCATATCAAACGCATCGGCTTTAGTTTTTGTATTAAACAGATCTTCGATAAAATTTGCAAAGTAAAGAATATTTCGAGGAACCCAGTCACTGTATTCGTCGCTCATATCTTGAGCTTTGACCTTTTTCCAAGCACGCCAATTAATTTTTCCTTTAGTTTTAGCAATTTCGATATCCATTAATTGCTGAGCACGTTGAACGGCCACTATGTGGCAATAAACATTATGACCCATCATGAGAGCGTAAGCAAAACTATCCCACGAGGTCTTACCTTCTTTTCCAATCTTGTTCAACATACCCGGAGCATAGTGACAGATGTCACCTAACGTCATTCTGCGACCGACTTCACTTTCGAATGGGAATGGGATGTCGCTGCCTGCAAGTGCTTTGTTATCTGGGGCTTTGTCCATAATAACACTCCACCTCTTTGGCGTGTGGACTGCGTTTGTGTAGACAAGTCCGTGTGCTGTTGCGATAAACGGTGAGGCGCAGTCAAAAGATATGGTAATTTCTTCATTGATATGTTTCCTAATTTCCCTTTGAATTAAAGTTAAGTAGCAACTCCAATCTAACTGAGCGGTGCCCAGGAAGTGGATCCAATTTTTGCCTTTCAGCAAACCGTCTTCGCGAAGCGTCATTAGACGCTTGAGCGTGATATCCATTTTACACATGTTAGCACCACCGAATGCCCAACCTTCTGCTTCCTTGCCTGCATAAGGGCCGTTCGGGTCGCTAAACTCTTTAACACCGTTATACCATTTTTCTGCGGTATCCCAATCACTGCCTTGTAGAACGTTGAGCCACTTGGTAGCACCTAATCGATTCTTTAGGAAGTAATCATTGTTGAATCTAGTTTTATCTAGACAGTCTTCAAATGTCTTTAGTCCTGTCTTAGGACTATGAATATGATCGCAGGCCCAGGTAGGAACATCTAGCATCATAGACCAGTCAGCGGTTGCTTCCAGCCACTCTAGAATTTTTTGACGAGTTTTGTTTGCTTCGGCTCCTTCGAAGTTCAACCAATCAAATTTAAGAACACCCTTACCAATCTGATATCCGCCGGAGTCTCCTAGGATAAGAGTCTTGCCTCTATCTCTTTGCTGAATCATTGATTCTTGGGTTTGTGCTTTGACGATATCAAGCTGTGCATGACCTGCAGAATAAAGAGCATACTTGTAGGTAAAATAGCCTTGTTCTTTGTTAAGGAAATTCATTCCTTCGATGCCTCGATCAAATCCTTTAGGAATTCGACTTGTAGGAACAAACTCTTCTAACCGTTGTTTTGCAACATAGGTAGAATAGAAAGAACTAATGGCCGGAAGGTAAACTGCATAGTCTTTTTGTAATGGTGTTAGATTAACTGGTGGATTTTTCATCTTCGCTCAATATGATTGTTGTTTGTAACTGTTCGCCTGCCCGCTTAAAGGCTTCGTAGGCTGCGCGAACAGCAGGATGTTCGTGCGCCATTTTTTGCAATTTTGATTCTTCGGCCATTTTTTGCATAGCCCATGCAATGACCGCAGTCGCACTTGGATCTAGGCTAACGTAGGCATGATCAGATGACATTTGTAACCAACTCATGCCGTCATAGACTTCCATTTGTTGATTTGAACCGTTGTATCGCATCATACCGGCGCTAGGATTACTCATATTAACATATGGAGCAAACCCATTGCCGCCTGTGACTTGAATATGATTAGTGCCTGCTAAAGTTTTAATCATCGCTTGATACTTGAAATGCCTTCCAAAGTAAGAACAATATTAGTGCAACTCCTGGAAGTAAAATTATTGCTTCTAACATATTAGGTCTGTGCAGGAATAATATATTTGTAAACAGCTAGACCGCTGTCTAGAGTGATTTGCAATGCTCCTTCGTTACTTAGGCTCATTGTGCAATTGTTTACATCTGCCGCCTTAAGAATACTTAATACTGGCAGTACAGGCCAAGTCCAGCCTTTAGTTAAATTTCCTACTACGCCAGTAGCAAATACAAACTCTCCGCCGTGGCTGGCAGCATCACCGAAGGTAAACTTTAAATTACCGCTATCTGTTTTAGCAAGGAATGTGGTGTGTTCGTTGTTAGCAGCCGCTTGGAAGCTAAAACGTTGAATACTGGCAAGACTTGGAGTTACTTCAACGTCCCACTTAACACCGCGAAACTTAACAGTCTTGAGTTTTTCGTTGATAATTTCAGTGTTCATAAACCGATAATCATTTTTGAAGTCTTTAGTAGCATTTTCGAAATGCAGTCCCGTTGGAACTTCTTCGCCGTTTCTATCTACTTTAACAACTTCAATAGATGCACCCTCTTTGTATTCTGGACAATCGAGCAAATATTTTAGTTTGCTCATTTGAGGCATACCGAAAATGCCGATCATATCCGGATAAGGATTTGCGGTTTCACCGAACATGATAACAGTACGATCATCGGCCATAGAATCGATCTGTGTTTTTTTATCGTCACCTGTAATCTTAACTGTGTTAAGAAAACCTAGGTTGTGTGTATGTGACACGATGTCTTGTAAAATATCTTTCATAATAAGTCCTTTTGTTAATTTTATTTAGGCAAGTGGAAAAAGTCAACAACAATTTGTTAATCAAAAGAAAACAATTTGCCAAATGTATTATCTTCTTTAGTAGAATCTAGATCCCATTCTAGTACACCAATAAGGTTATCTAGTTTGTTATTGATAATGGTAGCTTCCATTTCTGAATGATCAAATGGTAATTCTTGGAACCATTTAGGTAAACGAAGCTCGTCTGTTGGATACGCAACGCTGGTATAACCTAAAGGATTATCCTTTAGCTTACAGACAATTACTTTCATGCCATCGACAATGTTCATAGAATATTTGTCGCCATTCATGCGTTTCAAGGTATTCCAGTTAATACTAGCTCGAACATGTCCAGGCATGTTTGCTTTGCCCTTCTTCTTTTCTTCGGCATCGTATTCTGTAATATTGTTGGCCCGTTTAGGACTGCCTTTTTCCCAACCGGGTCGTGCTTTAAATTCTGTTCTAAATTCACTGATCATTTCTAGAACTTCTTTTTCTTCGGCACCGTTAAGTACCTTAGTAAGAACTTCTTCTAGAAACTTCTGCATAAATTCTGGAGTATCACTGCGTTTGAGGTCCAAACCCATGGCCTTGATTTTTCCAGGTTTACCTTCTAGGTCGTAGCGTTTCCCGTCTTTATCGTAATAGAGAACAGCATATCGTTTTTTTGTAATAAACAATCCTTTTGATGCAACAATTTCTCTACCGCCTTTAATCACCTCTCCTCGGCTCTTAGGGCAATGGAATGCTTCTTGCATAAATTCTGGAAAAGTAGCATTAACTCTATCGGCAATTTGATTATAGAGTTGGATAACAATATCCCTGTCCCAGGGAATTTGTTTTTTCTGAATGTCAGTTTTTAATGTACTGTAGGCACTGAAATAACAACTGTCAGTATCACCGTAAATTATGCTCTTACCTACGTGATCAAAATCTCCAGTAATTAATTCATTGACCTTGCCTGCCATATATCGTGCAATGCTTCGACCAGTTAATGTAGTACTCTGCCCAATACGTTTATCAAAGAATCTACAGCCTGGATTAAGAATAGCACCATACAAGCTGTTCAGGTTAATCTTCTTAACCAACTGCCGCTTGTCCCAGTATTCTTCTTCGATTGCATTGCCTGCATCTTTTGATGCTTTAAGTTTTGCCTGTAATTCTTTACGTTCAGCGTACCACCTTTTTAACAAACCAGGGATCACTCCCTCGTTGTCATAGGTAAAAATAGTACCATTTGCACTTAACATCCAAGGCTGGCCACTTTCAAAAATTAATCTGTATGCTTCTGCTCCGGAAAGCACAGACGATTCGCCGTTTTCCCAATCAATTGTGATTTCGATGGCCTTATCTTGTTTCATGACTGCATCGTATTCGATGGTTCCGAACATTCCTTCCCATGCGGCCGCAAATGATTTTTTGTGAGCCAGCATTTGATCCTGAATAAAATGATCTGTCTTTTCTGGACGTAATTGACCTATAATAGTTTCTGGTCCCATGTTTAACGCTCTAATCACAGACGGATACAGACTGTTAATATCAATTGATCCAATCCATTCATGTAGTCCTTTTTTAGGATATGCAACATAGGCACCTGCGGCCTGTGTGTCTCCTAGTTCGTCTCTTTTAGTACGACTGGGGACAATCATACCTCTATGATGCGCTTCATTAATAATTGCTTGTTCAGTAACTGCTACAGCACCTAGTGTGGTCTGCAATAGCACAGTGTTTTCGTGAGCAATTTTATTAGCTAGGTCTAAGAATTTTAGTTTTCTATCTAGTTTATCTAGCAGCGCAGTATCCTGTCTATTATATTCAATGAATTTACGGAAATCGTTATTATAAAGCTGATCTAATGTTCCTTCATAAACAGTCTTTGATTCGCCTACTTCCATTTCTCCGATTGCATCCAGTCGGTAGCTGTGCCGTTCTTCGTAGGTGTATTTGCGATATAATTCAAGACTGTCAAGATGGACCCGACCAACAAGATCATAAGTAATAGCAGTCTTACCATATTTTTCGTATTCTCTCTTTTTAGGCATCTGATTCCATAAGCAGAATCTGCGAGTATCTTCTTTGCTTAGTACTTTTGTAACTCTGTTGATAGTGTACGGAATATCGAAGCCTTCCGAGTTCCAACCACTTAGTACATCGGCATCTTCAATTAGCTGTAGAAACATTTCTAGCATTTCTGCCTCTGTCTCAAACAGATGTGTATTAGGGAAGTCTTTAACCGCTTCTTGAGCCTGTGCCAGTGTTACAGTCTTGGGCGGAACTGCCAGTGTTACTAGCGTGTTTAGCCATTGTAGGCAAATTGTAATAGCCGTAATTGGCATGAATGCATCATCGGGTGATGCATAGCCGCGTTCTGGATCAAAGTCGACTTCAATGTCGAAAAAGGCAGTATGTAACTTCGGTTCTTCTTTGCCTAGGTAATTTTCTTCTAAGACACGGAATATGGGGTTAATATCACTTTCGAACAATCTATGTCCGCTGTGAATTCTTTGTTCTTTTTGAAAGTCTTTATATGATTTTGTAACTACACGGGACAGGTTGTCTCCGTAAATTGATTTATATTTGCCCTTAGAATCGGGATAATAAAAGACGTATCGAGCTGGATATTCTTGATAAATTCTGCCTTTTTTAGGATCTCGCTCGACAACAAAGATAGCATCTTTGTCACGATCCCAGATGGCATCGACATAACTCATATTTTTCTCCTACCGCTTATGGCCGGCAAACCTTACTAGTGCGATTTATGGCTCGCTAAACCTTTCTCAAAATTATTTATAGTAGAATTTTTACAACACCTGCGATATAGATAATTGTAATCAAACTTTGAACTATAATCAAACTCCACTTTTTCCAGATTATGCCTAGAAAAACCCAACCCAGATTTCCAACTAGTAGAATCCAAAGATTGAGGGGATATATATTAAAACTAGTTAACACTACACCGATAATAAGGATAATGGTCATTGACCATTCAAACCAAAATTCCCACGACCGATTACGAAAAAACTCTAACATTGTATTTTCTTTCAAATTCTTGAACGTCAACTAGATCGTTAACCATTGGTTGTCCTTTGATATTTAGACTTGTATTCAATAACATAGGACATCCCGTTTCGACATACCATGTTTCTAATAATTTTCTAAATCCCGGACTGTCTTCTTTACCGACAGATTGAACACGACTAGTACCGTCAGCATGAATTATAGCAGGAAAGAGGTCAGGATGTCTACACTTTGCCACAAACTGCATGTAAGGACTTTTGTCAATTCCTACAGGCATTTCAAAATATTCATGAAGGTGTTCCTCTAATATTGCTGGAGCAAACGGTCTAAATTTTTGTCGTCGTTTAATATCATTGACACGGTCTTTTATATCTCCACCTCGGGGATCTGCTAGTAGACTACGATGACCTAATGCTCTCGGACCGAATTCGGCAGGACCAGATGCAACGCCGGCAATTTTACTATGCTGTAAACAATTGACTAATTGATCAACAGGATATTCATTTCCGAGGTTAGTGCCCAAATATGGACCAGTCCACTGAACATGCTCTCCGAGATAGGCCGCCACACCGCCGATGGCACTGCCTGCATCACCTGGGTTAGGCATAATCCATACAGAGTCCCACCCTTCGGTAACAGAACTATTAGCTAGACAATTTAAAGCACATCCGCCCATTAAAATAAGATTTTTACTATATAGATTTTCTCGAGTCCATGTAACTAGATTTTTTAGTATTTCTGTGTAAACAGATTGAGTAGCTGCGGCAATATCAAAAATATCTTGTTCTGAATTAAGATCCGGTCTCCAATCTCGGCAACCTCTGTGCAAATTTTGTTTGAACTTAATTTCTGGAGCAGCTATTGACTTAAAAAAGTCTTCTAATATTGTGTTGTGTAATCTTGTTGGGTCGCCGTATGCTGCCATACCCATGAGAATGTATTCTTCTTCGTTGGGTTTAAGACCGCAACGTTGTGTCATAGCACTAAACCACAGACCTACACTATGCGGGTAGCCTTGGCTATACCACTTATGTAGATTGTTACCAACGCCTTTCCAGATAGTCAATGTTTCAAACTCACCGATGCTATCTAAACAGATAACGCTGGCATCCTGACATTGGCTAGTATAATACCCGGCAGCGGCATGACTATGGTGATGACCTGAGTATTTTACTCTTGCATTGATATTATATTTTTGCAGATAGGCGCGGATGTTATTTTCCTGCCACTGCCAGCCTTGTCCTGCTCTTAATTGTCTAAGAGTTTTTAATCTCGGATCTTCGTACCATACGACTAGATCAGGCTTACCATAATATTCGGCTTCTTTAATTAAGTCCGAATGAAGATGGGGATCATTTTTAATTTTGCTGTATCTTTCGCTGTGCGCGGCAAATTTAATTTCTTTATCGTGCCATACACTTAACGCAGCATCGTGACTGTTGGCACTGATTCCCCATATAATCATTTATAGATAAACGGATCTCGTTTACGCAATTCTTCTAGCCTCTGTTTGCGTTCTTTGTTTTGTTTCCATCTTTTAAAAAGATTGGTTATCCAGGTAAACATTATTCTTTCCTATTAGCGTGACCGCTGATATCAACAATAGTTTCAAGATCGTCAAATTCACGGAATACTTGATCCCACTGATCTTTAAGTGCAATACGAATTGCCTTTTTAATTACTGACGGTTTTACCTCTAGCTCTTCTGCTACTGCTTTGATAGTTTCGTTGAGTCCTTCAGTAAGATCCTGAATTTCCTGCATAACTGTGACGCCTTCTGAAACAATCTGCTTAATTTTAGCCTGTTCCGGGGCACCGAATGATTTACTCATGACTTTCTCCTGTGATCATATAGTATATAGTACAGACGAGCTTAGGTCAAACTTTTTTCAGTGTATTCTGCTTTTTTCCAGCCAATTAAAAAATGGGCCTTCCAATTATTTTGTTCGAACCCTTTTAGGTTTTTCCATTCATCTTTGTGTGCTAATATTTTTTTAGCGGCATCTTTCCAATCGGTATGGCGTACTGTAAATTCAAAGCTGATCATATGTTTGCTAAAAGTTTCGTAATCCGTATGATCAAACTCGATATGCAATACTTCATATACTTCGCCCTCGGGGGATACTGCATCTAACGCAAAATCGTAACCCCATTTTTGTTTAGTATTTAAAAGTAATTCGGCAGTTGGAACATCTTTTATAATTTTTGATAATTGGTATGCAGCATGATCTGTATAATTACAACGATGTAAAATCATACAGTGATCTAAGATTAAGCCAGCATCTTGTTTTTCTAGTTCAAACCAGGGTTCTTGCCAACAGGTATGATTTAAAATTTCATGATGTATAGGATGATTCATTATCCTATAATATTCTTGTTCAGCCCGGTTTAATTCAAATCCGTCTTTATCGTAATAACGAAAGTCGTCTGGATTGATGGTATATATAGGTTTTGAGCAAGTTGGATTGGAGATTATGTTAACATCAAATCTCTTAAACATATTATTCGGTTCTATCTTTGTTATCTATTGCGCCACCTGTGACCCATGCTGTACAGCTACGTGTGCCAGCGCATTTGAAATGTAAGAAGTTGCAGTAGCCTAGGTCTGCCTTGTGTATTGTGGCCATAGCATCTACATTCTTGTCGTCGCCTTTAACACCGTCTTCAATACATTTCCACATTGTATCACTGACATCAAAAGCCGCACAATTACCGCACTTCATGGTCTTGGCAGTCTTTTCTGTGATATTCCAACGCTTGGCCGCGTCTTTCCAGTAGCTACCGGGATCTTCTGGATTGGCTGGGCCATAATGATACTCATCTATGGCCTTTTGACGATTTTTTAAATTGACATCTATGTCGTGAGTAGCGATTGGGCACCCTTTATCTATGGCTTCGACAATTTTAATATAATTTCTCATTGCTTAGAAGCCTTGGGTTTATGTGCATCATAGTAGGCCGCTACTGCCATTTGATCTTTTTTCTCAGGTGTTTTATTTTTAAACTGGTGATAACGGTTCGGATCGGCAGTTTGAAATCTTTGTTTCCAATAGTCTAACGGCATATCAGATTTAAGTTTAGGTTGCGGCCCAACTGGTTTAATTTGAGCAGGCTCCGTTGTTGGAGTTTGTGGTTCCTGCTCACTTACTTTTTTGCTTTGTTTTTAGCCTTCCATGCAGTGGCATAAGCAATAGACTTTTCCTTGTCTGTTACTTTACCATCTTTAGCATATCCTTTTTTAATATGCTTGACCATGCGTTCGTACTTATCTCCTGGAGGTGCTTTCTCATATATTTGCTTCCACAGGCTTTCCATATAGGCATCTTCATTGGCATTGGGTACACAGTTGGGAACTGTACGCCCGCCCTTTTTCTTTGTGCCAACAGGATGATACCCCTTCCAGCAAGGATTATCTTTAGGATC